AAGAGGTTCTTAACTCATTAAGAACTTTAGCAGGTGCGGCTGAATCAGACGTTCAATACGATCAAAACGCAGTATCAGGTACAGCAACATTCGTGGGTGATGAACACGCGGCGTTGGCTGTTATGATAAACAGAGCGGCAAACAAAATTGCACAACGTACAAGACGTGGTGCTGGTAACTTTGCAGTGGTATCACCGCATACGTTAACAGTTCTTCAGTCTGCAACAACTTCAGCGTTCGCAAGAACAACTGAAGGTACGTTCGAAGCACCAACTAATACTAAATTAGTAGGTACTTTAAATGGTGCAATGAAAGTGTACGTTGATGCTTACGCAAGTGACTCAACTGACGTACTTGTAGGTTACAAAGGTACTTCAGAAGCAGATGCGGCGGCGTTCTACTGTCCATACATTCCATTAATGTCAAGTGGCGTTGTACTTGACCCATCATCTTTCGAACCAGTTGTGTCTTTCATGACTAGATACGGATATGTTGAGTTAAACAACACTGCTTCTTCATTAGGTAATGCGGCAGACTACCTAGCAAGAGTTAGTGTAGCAAACGTAACATTCTCATAAGAGTTTGTAAACTTATTAAAAGGGCGGCTTATGTCGCCCTTTTTTTATGACTGAATCAAAATATACATTTTGGTAAACCTTTTTCACTTTTCTGGTTGCTTTTTATTTCAAACAATGTTATATTAATATTAACTTTAACACAAACTAAGAGAGTTATTAACTCTTAGCACTTGTGGCAGAATAAGGCTTCGGCAGGGGCCTAATGCATACTAAAGTCTTTTACGCGGCCAAGTGGCTAGGTTTAGGCGGAGGTAGTTGGAAGTAGGTATCATATCTAAACCTTGCAAAATTCAGATGTGATCTGCTTATCGAAAGTTGGAGGTGAGTTCACAGCAAGGCCTCCCAAGTAGTGTTTAAGTTATTTTCCCCAGATAAATATATGTATGAAAGACGAATACACATCGGCCTTTCACGACATTGTCAAGGAGGCATCCGAGACTACAGGTTATCAATTACCTTTAGAGATTGAGTCCTATGTAGTAATGCTCCTTGCTGATAAAATAGACCAACCAAACTTTTTACCCAAAACAACATTTGCTCAAGAACTATTCGGAATCCAAAATAATCGTTTGAAAGGAAAAGAACTAGGAGATAGTGCTCTATTCCTTACAGGTGTATTCCCTGAATATTGCGAAAATAAGGTGTCTGTACGTTACTTTGTAGAGATAGGTAGTACAAGTTATACCCAGTGCAGTAAACACCTACACAGCGACCTCTTTGAAGCATTAAGCGGTAATTTTAACTTCATTCGTAAGTTCATTAATGTAAGTGTCCGCAAGCCTAATCCATTATTACATATTGGATAAATACTTTTGTCATGAGAGTGTGCCACATAATTTTGGTGGACTTATGGGGACAAAACCCCGTAGCAGATAGAACCTGCATCGGACTCTAAAAAAGGAGAAACAAAATGGGAAGACCAATTAATAAAAAACATATAGGTGACGGAGCAGGTAAAATCCAAGTAACTGCGGTTAAGTTCGCGGCAGGCAACGAAATTACTACTGAGTCACATATTATAAATCAAAGATCAGCAAACAAATTTACAGTTACTGATGGAAGTAAAACAGAAGTTGTTACACTTGTAAACAAATCAATTGGCGGCTTAGGCGCTAGTGAATTTTGTATTAACGTTACAGACAGTGACGGTGTTACAAAACAAATTACAAAAATGTACAACAGAAAAATGCAACTTGAAGGCGCGACTAGACACAAATGGTCACGTAACTCAGCAGGTGCCTCAACTGCGATTGAAAAAACAATCACAGGAGCGACAGCGGCAGATCCAGTTGTAGTTACATCAGCCGGTCATGGTTTTAGTAACGGCGACAAGATCTCTATCAGAGGTGTTGTTGGCATGGTTGAATTAAATGTAGAAACTGCATTTACATTAGCCAACGTAGCAACTAATACATTTGAGTTATCAGGTGTTGACGGTTCAGGTTACACTGCTTATACATCAGGCGGTGTTGCAACTAAGGCGGCGGCAACAAGTGGAAGTATTGTTGTAGACGCACAGGCGTCATAATAAAGTTTATAGTGTAGGGGAGCAATCCCCTACATTGTATAATTAGGAATTTAGAGAATGTCAAAATTTGTAAACGTAGCAAATGGAAATTATAAAGTTACTGTTCAACCAGGTGGTACCATCACTATGGACACTGGAGTTGCATCAGGACAATTTATTGTTACGGGTGACCTTACAGTACAAGGTGCAACAACTTTTGTAAGTTCTACAGACATAGACATAAAAGATAATGTCATAACTTTAAACAAAGGCGAAACTGGAGCAGGTGTAGGGTTAGGAACTTCTGGTATAAGAATAGACCGAGGTACTTTACCAGATGCAGTATTAGTATTTGATGAAACAATAACATACAATGAACCTGTAACACAAACTATCAAGCAAGGTGCTTTTAAATTTAAAGATCAAAATAATGATAACGTAGGATTTTTTCTTACACACATTGCAACAGGTGGATCAAATTTAAATTTAATTAATCAAGGTACTGGTGTAATAAACGTTTCAGGAACAGCCAACTACGAAAACCAAGTACAATTTGATGATGACATTCCAAACAGAAAATTTGTAGTTGACAGAATTCAAAATGCCTTTTTAGGATTTTCAAGTCCTCAAATTACAAGCGGTGATACACAGGTTAAAGTAACTGACATAAGTGAAGACAGTACTATATCACAAGCATTTGTAAATATTAACGGGCAACGCACTGCAACATTTTTTGAGGAAAGAACAGAATTATTTGACATAATGATCAAAGGTTCTACAATTAGTTCATATCTAAGTAATAGTGATTTAGTTTTAGAATCTCCAGGAACTGGAAGTGTAAGAATAGATGATACAATACATATCAACTCAACACCAGGACTAGACGATAATACAATAGATCCAGTGGCACCAACAGATGGGGTAAAAATATATGCTAAAGCCGAAGGTAATGGTAATACTGGTATATATTATGTAAATAGTAATAGTGAACGCGATGAACTTATTAGTAGGAATAGATCATTGCTTTACGGAATGTTATTTTAAGGAGGACAAATGGCACTAGCGAATTCATTAATTGGAGCAACTAACACAAACGTAGTAGTTGTCCCTGCTGGAAAACAGTATGCTATTTTGACTTTAATGGTATGTAATACTGCGGCAGAAGATCCGACTGGAAGTAATGACAGTAAATTTGATTTACACTTTGTACCTTCAGGACAAAGTATTGGTGCAGTTAACCAAGTTTGTAAAGAAATAAATGTTACTGGCGCAGAAACATTTACATTTGACACAGAGAAAATGGTCCTAAGTCCAGGTGATTCCATTGTTGCTGTATCACAAGCACCGTTAAACTTGTCAGCGACAGTTAGTTTTTTAGAGGTATAAGATGAAATTTTTGAAGGCTCAAACTACTAATATACGTGGTATCCAACACGGCAAAGGAATTTATTTCGATGCCGATGAAGGTGTACGTATGGAGTCTACAAACTCATTAAATATACCAAGAGGAAGTAACGCACAAAGACCGAACACTGCTCAGGTTGGACAGATAAGATACAACACACAAGAAAACTATGTTGAGTTTTACCAGTCAGGTGTTTGGAAACCAATTAGATTACAAGAACCTACAACAATAACACAACAAAGTTTAGGTAATGGCGACGGTACTGAAACAGTATTTGGTCCATTAGCAAGTGGCGATAGTGCTTTTCCTGTTCCTAATGCGGCACAGAACGTAATTGTTTTAGTTGAAAACGTTTTTCAATTATCAACAACAAACTATACACTTGTACAAAACCCGGCAGGTAAAGCCGCAGGTTATTATATTAGTTTTACAACAGCAGTACCATTAGGAAAGCCTGTAACGGTCCTACACAACTTTGACAAATAATGTCCGACAACGGTATATCACACTTAACATATAAAAGACAGCGTCAAGAAGCAAAATTAAAACTTGCGGCAGAAAAACGTGCGGCAACAGGTAAAAGATCTACACTTAAAAAAGGTTTAGTGCCTACACTATACACACCTAGCAATAACGACTCTAGTAAATTAAAAAAAATCACAACAGGTACACTAAAAACTGGTCGTCCTTGGACATAAGATTCCGATAAATATAGTTAAGGAGTACTAACTATGAGTCTGGGAAGAATATCCGGTCCGCTTTTACAAAGCAACTTACAAAGACAAACTGATCTAGCAATAGAAACTAATCTATTGTATATTGGTCATTCTGACGGTAAGATTGGTATTAAGACTGTTACTCGACCAAGAGACTTTACCATTGATGGTACAGCAAAGTTTAGAAATGCAACAGCAGGACAACCTGATTTATTCATAAACAATTCTGTAGTTTTAGGAAATTTAACATTAAGCACAACAGGTATAGACAGTTTAACAGGTTCTATAAACTTACAATCAGGAACAGATATTGTCGTTGGTGGATTAGCAACTAATCAAATAAAAATAGACGGCAATGTAATTTCAACTTACAATACAAATAGTGATATTGATATTAGACCAGATGGAATAGGAACTAATGAAATTGTAACAGCAGGAAAAACTGTAACTGTAACAGGTAATACAAAGGCAACTGGTAATATTACATTCGATGGTAGTGTTATTATTGCTGGTACAGGTGATGAAGATAACTTTACAATCAATGCTGACATAGTTGGTAATTTAGTTCCAGACGTAACAAATACATATGACCTAGGTGTAACTGGAAAACGTATGAGTTTGTATGCAGAAGAAATAACAACCAACAGTGTTTTTACAGAAAACTTAATTTATCAAGGTATTGATTTAACAAAACGTGTAGGAAACATTTATGTTGCAACAAATGGATTAGATACAAACGTTGGAGACACAGTACAAGGTGCAGTTAGAACTTTAAAAAAAGCATTAACGATTGCAACAGCAGGACAAGTTATTAATATTGAGCCTGGAGAATATGAAGAACAATTTCCTTTACAGATTCCAGCAAATGTAACCATTAAAGGTAGAGATTTAAGAAACTGTATAATCAAACCTACGACAGCAACAAATGATAAAGATTGTTTTTTACTAGACGGTGAAACTACTGTAACAGATTTAACTATCAAAGACTTTTATTATAACAGTACAGACAATACAGGATACGCATTCCGCTTTAGAAGTGGTGCAAAGGTTACGTCAAGGTCGCCTTACATAATGAATATAACTGTAATAACAAAAGGAAGTGTTACAAGTGCAAGTGATCCAAGAGGTTTTGCACAAGGAGACGCAGGAAAAGGTGTATATGTTGACGGAGAAGTTTGTGATCATGATACAAATGAAGCAAGTATGTTATTCCATGCGGCAACATTTATTACTCCTGGTGTTGATGCACTAACAATGACTAACGGTGTAAGAGTTGAGTGGTTAAATTGTTTTACATATTTTGCAAATACAGGAATGTATGCTTTAAATGGTCCAGGAAGATGGAGAAGTGATAGTGTATTAATCAAAGGAGCAGAGGTTAGATCCATTGGAAGTGCCTGTGTATATGGAAACATAGGAGCAAAGGCAGATGGTGCCAATTGTTTAATGTATTTGATACAACATAATATGGCTTATGTTGGTGCAGGTAAAGAACCAACTAATGATAAAACATTAATTAATCAAGCAAATGAAATTATAGAATTAAACAGTGGAAATGTTTATTATCAAACTGTCGATCAAAGCGGAAACTTTAGAGTAGGCGACGACTTTTTTATTGATTTTGAAAAAGGAACAACAAGTATTGATACAAGTTCTATTGCAGGTGGACTTACTAGTTTAAAAATTACAACAGGTACAGCGGAAACCTTCTTAGATGGATCAAAAGTCCAAACTGGTAACATAAGAGTAAAAAGTCCTAATACAGTTTCTAGTATTGATGGAGATATTACTTTTAATTCTATAACAGGACAGCATAATTTAAAAACAAATGTAACAGCACCGAGTATTACTACTGGTGGAAATGTAACTTTAGCAGGATCTTTAATTAACTTTGGTAATGATCCTAGTGATACAATAGACTTTAATACTCCGTTTGCACAAGATATAAAACCTAATCAGCATATGGTTTACAATTTAGGTAGTCCAACTAAACGTTGGTTGAACAGTAATCTATCACAAACACTTGTAGATGATTTTAGAATATATGATAACGTTATAGAACAAACATCAACAAATGCAAACTTAGAACTTAATCCTCAAGGAACAGGAAAAGTTGTGTTTGATAACATTACAGCAAGTGGCGATACTCTAGCAAGTACAAATGCAACTGATCTAAGACTTAATGCAAACACATCATTTACAATAAGTGCTAATGGATCTATAGAATTGCCTACGGGTAGTACAGTACAACGTAAAAACCAAGTTGCAGATTTAAGATATAATTTAGATATAGGAGAATTTGAAGGTAACAACGGCGGTACAGTGTATTTTCCAACTATGCGTGATGGAGATAGAGACACATATATTAATTTAAATGATAATCAGTTTAGATTTGTTACTGCAAACCAACAAAATACACTATTGAATCAACATATTCTACAAACTAACAAGTTTACAAGTGATAATAAGTTTAGTTTAGATGGAAATACTATAACATCAGCAACAGCAGATGCAGATATTAACTTATTTGCCAATGGTACAGGTGGAATTCCATTTGAAGATGTTGAATTTAAAGGACAAACTGTTACTAACAAACTAAACACTCCGTTTACATTTGGACTTGCAGATGCTTACAGTTATTTGAAGTTTGACAATGTATATGGACTAGTTGTACCAGCAGGTGATAACTCAAACAGACCTGGAACAGCAGAGCAAGGTACTACACGTTGGAATCAAGACCAAGGATATTTAGAAACTTGGAACGGTACACAATGGGTATTAGCGGCTGGAGGTGGTGCTTCTGTGACACAGGAATATGCAGAAGATATCAACTTTTTGTGGGCAACTTTACTAGGCTAAAAAGAACTGCTTACTTAACTACTTTACCAAAATCACATAAATAATAGTAATGCAACAATGGCCGACCAAGCCGTTGCAGGACAAACCGCGGTTAACCAGCGATTGGGTAGGTCAAGATAGGTTAGTGGGACATTAATGATCCCCGTGTTAGGAGAATAAGGTGGCAGTTGGTCGTATTTCGGGTCCACTCTTAAAGTCCAATCTATTGCGTAATGGCGTAGATCTGGCTTTTGAGACAGACCTATTATATCTAGATGTAAGTAATAGCCGAGTAGGTATTAAGACTACCACTCCTCAACACCCATTAGACGTCAACGGTTCAGCAAGAATTACAGATTTAGATATTTTAACTCCTAATCTACCAATAGGAAATATCACAATCAATGGATCAACAAATACAATTAGCACATCAGCGGCTAGTTTGAACATTGGTACACCTAACTCAGTTGTATATCAAAATAAGATTGTAGTAGATAATATTACATTAGACGGTAATATAATCCAAGCAACAAACACTAATGGAAACTTAGAATTTAGACCACAAGGTACTGGTACTGTTAATTTCTTTGGTGATACAAATATTACAGGTAATTTACACGCAACAGGAAATATAAGTGCTGATGGAAACATTGTAATTGGTGATGCAGACACTGATACACTTACAATTAATGCGGATATAGCCGGTGATTTAATACCAGACGTAACAAACACATACGATATAGGTACAACATCTAAACGTTGGAAGCATGGTTACATTAATAATCTTACAACAACTACTTTAAATTCAAACAGTATTACACTTTCAGGTATTAATCTTGTAAGCACACCTGGTAATTTATACTATGTTGGTGCAAATGGTGATGATACAAAAACAGGAACACACCCACAAGATCCATATTTGACAGTTGCGAAAGCATTATCAGTAGCAACTGCTGGTGATACAGTTTACGTTTACCCAGGAACTTATCAAGAAGTATTTCCTTTAACAATACCAGCCGGCGTTGCAGTAAAAGGAACAGGATTAAGATCAGTAAAAATTACTCCAACAGCAGGAACAAATACAAATGATGCAATATACTTAAACGGTGAGTCAACATTAGAAGATTTAACAATAGCAGATTTTTATTATGACTCTTCAAATGACACAGGTTACGCATTTAAGTTTGCAAATAATATGCTTGTTACTTCTAGATCACCTTATCTTAGAAACTTAACAATATTGACTAAAGGTTCAGTTACTTCTGCAAGTGATCCTAGAGGATTTGATCAAAATGATGCAGGTCGTGGTGCATTTTTAGATGGATCAGTAGTAAACTCTTCAAGCAGAGAAGCAGGTTGTTTATTTCATGCAGTAACATTTATTACTCCTAACCAAACTGCTTTACATATTAAGAATGGTACTAGAATAGAATGGTTAAATTCATTTACATATTTCGCAGACAAAGGTATATTAGCAGAGAATGGAACAACAGGTTTATATGGTGCTGGTAAAACAAAGGTAAAACTTAGAGATGTATCAGGAACTTTTACAGCAGGACAAAGTTTTTCTTATTACGAAGGCGGTAATTTAAGAGCAAACGGAACTATTGCAAGTGTCGATGGTGCGTATGTTTACTTAACAGGTAACATTGCAAACTTAATTGAAGCAGGTGCAAGGGTTGGAAAAACTGTAACTGCTAACGGTAACGTGCAAATAGATACAGCAATTAAAAAGTTTGGACAAGGATCAGTATTATTCGACGGCACAGATGATTATCTTTCAATAGCATCTAATGATGACTTTGGATTCGGCACAGGTGACTTTGCATTTGAAGGTTGGATTTACTGTACAAACATTTCAGGTAACAGAACAATATTTGATTTCAGAGGAGGTTCTGACAGTGATACAGCACCTACTTTAGAAATAAACGGATCAGGTGCATTAAATTATAATGTAGGCGGAACAACACAAATTACGGGCGGTACTGTGGTAGTGAATACATGGCATCATGTTGCAGTATCAAGATTAAGTGGCGTAACAAGATTATTTTTAGATGGAAGTAAGTTATCAAGTGACTATACAGATACAAATAATTATGGAACTACAAAACCTATGTACATAGGTGCAAGTCATGATGGTACTGAAGACTTTATCGGACACATGGACGACATCAGAGTATCCCGAATAAACAGATACACTGGAAACTTTACACCACCAACAGGTGAAATTGCTAACGATGAATATGTAAGATTAGTTTTAAGATTTAATGACCAAACAGATGCATCAACAACATTTACTGATGACGGTATATACGAACAGGATATTAGATGTGGTAATGGCGCAACTGCTAAATTTATGGACTTGGTTGACTATACAGACTTTGGTGGAGAGATTAGATCCATAGCAAGTGCTTGTATATACGGAAACTACGGAGCATATGGTAGTGGTAACGGTGTAACAATGTACCTAATTGGTACAAACTTTGCATACATTGGTTTAGGCAAAGAAGTTGACAATGATCCAACACAGGTTATTCAAGCACAAGAAACAACTGAACTTAATGGTGCAAGAGTTTATTTTAATTCAGTTGACCATAAAGGTGATTTTAGAGTTGGTGATTTATTCCATGTTGATCAACAGACAGGTACAGTAAACTTTACAAATGCGAACTTTAATATTGATACTACAACTGGCGTAACTTTTACAGATGGTTCTAGTACAACTACTATTGATGGATCAAAAGTCCAAACTGGAAATGTAAAATTAAGTTCAAACATTGTTGAATCACTATCAGGTGATTTAAATATTGATGCATCAGGTAAAATTAATTTTAATGACAATGTATCTATTACAGGAAACTTAGATGTATCAGGTGACTTAACTATTGGCGGAAATATTACAATAGGTGATGCGGCATCAGACACAATACAAATAACAGCAGGTATTGAAAGTGATCTAGTACCAAGCACAGACGGAATTTATAATTTAGGTTCATCAACAAAACAATGGTCAAATTTATACACAGGAAGATTAAACGTTGACAGTATTGCTATTGATGACAATTACATTACAACTACTGATTCAAATACAGATTTAGAATTAAGAGCGAACGGCACAGGTGATGTTGTAATTGATAATTTAAGATTTAACACTAACACAATTAGAAACCTAAGCGGTGACATGGTTTTAGATCCTGCTTCAGAAACTGTACACTTTGATAGTACAGGAAGTATAAGATTACCTGCAGGAACAACTGCACAAAGACCAGGTACTCCTGTGGTAGGTATGATAAGATATAACACTGATACAAATGTATTTGAAGGATATGATGGAAACTGGATTGCACTAAATGGTTTATATGACTTAGACCAAGACACATATATTTCACCTGAAACATCACCAGGATCAGATGATGACACATTAAATTTTTATGCTGGTGGTACTTTGGTTGCATCAGCAAACGCACAAAGATTTGATATACCAAAATTAAGTGTAGATCAGATTGAAATTAGTGGAGATACTATTACAACTACCGTAACCAACGGAGATTTGAACCTTGTTGCTAATGGTAGTGGTGGGGTAAATGTAGAAAACTTTAGTTTTAATGCAAATTCGATAACTAATAATGTAGCCGGTGGTGTAACAACTTTGGCTCAATCAGGCACAGGATATTTCAAAATTGAAGGCACAGGCGGCTTTGTAATACCAACAGGTAACAACTTTAATAGACATCCAACTCCAGTTTTAGGAATGATGAGATTTAATACCGCTGACGATAGAGTAGAAATATACGATGCAAGTAATAACTGGGTTTCAGTAGCAGGTAGTTCAGGTGCAGTTTCGGCCTTGGACGCAGAAAATATTGCAATCCAAACTGCGATAATAATGGGATAAGTGAATGGCAACGTTTTTTAAAAATAAAGTAATTAAAGATGTAGGAAAACAAGCAGTAGAGATTTATACTACAGGTGTTTCTACAAAGACTACGGTAATTGGACTTGCACTTTGTAATTTAACTGCAAGTGTTATTTCAGTAAGTATCTTAATAAGCGATGACACTTCTGTCACAGGATATTATCTCAAAGATGTACTTGTTCCACCGAACTCAACTTTGAAAGCATTGAACGGTGGTGAAAAATTAGTATTGCCTGCAACGAATGTGATATTCGCACAAAGTAACATTGATGCAAGTTTAGATGTCATCATGAGTTACGTGGAGATTGTATAATGAGTGGATCTTTTTATGTTGGTCCTAATCCAAGCGACTTAATCTTTGACGGATTAGGTGAAAGATTCTTTTATGGTTTGAGAAGAACCGATGATGGAGAATTATTTCTTGCTAAGATTGATCAATTAGGAAGTGACTCGTTAATTATTAATAAGTCTGGTGATCCTGTAAAAAATTATCCAGACTTTGAAGAAGGAAATGAATTTTTTGATGGTAGAGATATCAATCATAATTTAGTATATGAAAATTTAAACTACGAACAGTTTAGATGGGACGATGCGAATTTAGTTTACTACATTAACAATGAAGGTGAACTAGTTGTACGTGTCAACCAAGACGCTGATGCAGGAACGATCACTTATGCAGACACAACCGAAGATGAAGGAAGTGGTGTATCAACTGGTTGGGACGAAACAGGATATACATTTGATAACAATAGTTTGACATACGACAAAACATAGGAGTAGATGAAAGATGGCAAAACAAGCAGTTAACACAGGTGTACTTCCAAACGATGGACAAGGGGATAACCTACGTTCAGGTGCTGTTAAAATTAATAATAACTTCACAGAGTTATATACAGCATTAGGAGATGGAACGAACCTAACAACGGTAACGAATGGAGTATTTAATAGTGCACCTGACTTATCGACAGGAAGTAATAAAATTACATTTAAGTATGCCGCTTATGGCGACCTACCTTCAGCAACAACATACGATGGTGCTATTGCAAAAGTAACAGCAGATAATTGTGTGTACTATGCTCATAACAATGCATGGGTCAAAATGCTTGACACTAACAAGACTATCGGTGATTTGTCAAACGTCGCTAATACTACTCCAACTAACGGTGACAGTCTTGTATGGGATCAAAGTTTAGGCACATGGAAACCAGATGCAGTATCAGGAGGCGGTGGAGGATCGGCTACATTCGCTGGCTTATCAGATACACCAGCGGCATTTACATCGAATGCAGGAAAACTTTTAAGGGTGAATGCAGGAGCAACTGCTTTAGAATTTGTAACAGCAATCACAGCCTCAGAAGTAGCAACTATTTCAATTGATGCATTAAGTGATGTTGATACAACAACATCTGCTCCAAGTACTGGACAAGTTTTAAAATGGGATGGGGCAAAATGGGCACCAGCGGCTGACGTAACATCAGGCGGTGGCGGAACTGATGCTGATACACTTGATGGCCAAGATGGTTCTTACTACTTAAATTATAATAACTTTACAAACACTCCAACATTGTTTGGTGGTGCTTTCTTAAACTTATCTGACACACCAGGTGCGTTTACAGGAGCGGCAAACAGATTTGTAAAAGTTAAATCAGACGGAACTGGTTTAGAATTTGTTGCGGATCAATCAACAGACCAAAACTTATTTGCAACTTTCTCAGGTGATAGTGGATCAACAACTGCTAACACATTAACTGATACACTTACTATTGCAGGTGGTTCAAATATCACAACAGCAGTATCAGGTGATACATTAACAGTTAGTTTCAATGGAAGTTTAGGTGCTACTACACTTGGTGCTTTAACTGATGTTGATACATCAGGTGCCAGAGCAGGTGATAGCATTTCATATGATGGTTCAAGTTGGGACGTTGTAAACGGTCCAAGAGTAAGTTGGTATATTGGAGCAAACGGATCTTCAGATTATACTTTCCAAGGACCAGGATTTCCAACAACACAAAATGATCCTTTATTATACTTAATGAGAGGGATGACTTATGTGTTTATAAATTCAACAGGTGGTTCACACCCATTTGAAATTAGAACTACAAATGGTGGATCAGCATACACAGACGGCGTATCAGGAAGTAAAACAGGTACACAATTTTTTACTGTACCAATGAATGCTCCTAATACTTTATATTACCAATGTACGGCACACTCGAACATGGGTAATACTATGAATATTGTAACGTAAGGAGAAAATAAGTGAGTTCTTTTACTGTAGGAAATAACATACAAACTGTAAATGCAACCGTAAAGGGTGCAAGATACTTTTATGGTTTGAGACGAACTGACGATGGAGATTTGTACTTAATTAAAGCAGATGCTTTAAAAACGACTGATGGTGTACAAGTTAACAAGCCAGGTGATCCTACACAAAATTTACCAGATTTCCAAAGAGGAATAGAGTTTTATTCTGGTAGAGATGAGGAACATAATAAAACTTACGAGAATCTAAATTATGAACAATACAGATGGGATGACAGAAGTTTATTTTATTATGTCGATAGTGAAGGACAACTAACAGTTAGAGTAAATGAACAATATGATTATCCTAACGGAGTAAGTCCATAATGTACAACGATAAATACATTAAATTAAGTGAAAGAGTTCAAGAGTAATGGCCGAATTTAGACTAGATAGAATACGCTTTAGGTGGAAAGGTGCATGGGCATCGACAACTGCCTATATCAAAGACGACATTGTTTCATACGGTGGTAAGATTTACGTTTGTATATTCGGACACACATCAGTTGACGACACGGTTGCAGGAACAGACTTTTACACAGATGCATTTGATAGTACAAATCCTAAATGGACACAAATGCTTGATGGTGTTTCATGGAAAAACACATGGCAACCAGGTACATATTATAAAGTAAATGACATTGTAAAATACGGTGGGCAACTATACCAATGTATCATTGGACATGATTCAAGCACTTACACAGTGCCAAGTTCAGCAACAACTTATACTGTTCTTACAAGAAATGATACAGTCAATACTCCAGAAGATAAAGATTATGTTGTAACAGTTGAACAAGGAAGTCCTTCACAAGCAAATGGATATTTTTTCATAGATGATGTACAGACACCTACATTAAGTTTTGTAAAAGGAAAAACTTATACGTTTGATCAATCACCAGGAAGTAATGGTAATTACAATAATCAAGCACATCCATTGATGTTTAGTATTGGTCCTGATGGTGATCATAATGGTAATGGTCATTATAATACTGGTGTGACTTATAAGTTAGATGGTGCTACGACTACCATGTCTGGATATGTTAGTGGATTTGCAACCGCTACTACTCGTAGTGTTGAGATTGCAGTTCCTTCAACTGCACCTGCTACGTTGTATTACTGGTGTCATACTCATACAAATCAAGGTGGCTCTATCAACGTTGCGGAAGCGGCAGGTAATTTTTATCTTGCAGGAACTGAAAATAGAGTTTTAAGTTTAGTAGAAGGACATCAATACTTATTTGATCAAACAGATAGTTCTAATGCAACATTCGGTGGAACAGCACACCCAATGGTATTAAGTACATATTGGGACGGACATCATAATGGTGGTTCAGTTTACGGGAATGGCGTAACTTATCTATTAGATGGCAGTGTGGTTACACTTGCAAGTTACCTAAGTGGATTTGCGGCGGCATCAGATAGAAAAGTAAAATTTATTGTTCCTAGCAATCCACCAGACAAAATTTATTACTACGATTACAATCAAGCAGACACAGGTAACAAACATAAAAACGAAGGCCAGTATTTCCATTTATATGACAATGGAGAAATTGGTGATTCAGATATTGGTAATTGGAAAATTTTAGATGCTTCAGATAATTGGAGATTTGAATGGCAACCTCTTACAAAATATAGAATAGGCGACACTATTAAGTATGGTGGCATCCTTTACAGATGTACATCAGCACATACAAGTTCTAACACTGTTACTGGTCTTGAATTAGATATTGCTAAATGGATTACTGTATTAGAAACAGATACTTGGAAAGGTGATTGGACGCCTGGTAAAAGATATTTTAATCATGACATTGTTAGATATGGTGGAATTACAAAAAGATGTGTAACAGGACACGTTGCTCAGGCTGATGATAATTTAGGTATTGAGCCTGATGATGCTAAATGGGAAACTTTAGTTGACGGCATTGAATATATTGGCGAATGGTTAGCAAGACAAGATTTAAATGTTTCATCATTTTCAGGAACAAGTGCAACCTGTGTACACAACTATACATCAGATGACAACGGAACAATATTAAAGTACACAACCACAGGTACAAAAGATACGTCACTTATTGCTGACAAATTTTATTATTTTAGATATGTAGATGCAACAAATATTAGTTTCCATCTTAACAAAGATGATGCAATAATAGGTAGAGATCCAGTTACGTTTAGTGGAGATTCAGTTGGATCACAAACACTAGAAGTAAGTAAAAAAATTAAACTTGGTGACCTTGTACGTTATGGTCCAACATTATTTAGATGTACTACTGCACACGTTCCAGGAACACAGTTTTCTACAGCATTCTTTAGTACTTGGATTCCAGGATTGGGATTTGAAAACCAATGGCAAGATACTATAACTTACCAACCAGGAGATATTGTAACTTATGGTGGATATAGTTATACAGCATTAACAGTTAATACGGCTTCAGTACCAAGTGCTAATTTACTTGCTCAAGACACGGGCGATTGGGAACTTTTAACACAAGGTTACAGAGTTGGTGCATCATATAATTCAGATCAATCAACACAAGATACTGCATCAGACTGGGGAAATACAACTGCATATAAAACTGGAGACGTTGTAAGATTAAATGGTCATGTGTTTATTGCTTTAAGAGATAGCACAGGTAGTGAACCAGATGATTCATTAACAACAACAACTTATGCAGTGACAGTTGGAAATCCAGGTTCAGGAAATAGATATTATATCGATGGTGTAGCAGAAGCAACACTTACTTTAATTGAAGGCAATACTTACATCTTTAATCAATCTGCTACAAGTAATAATACGCACCCGATGTATATTAGTACAGTTAGTAACGGACATTGGAATGATAGTACTTACAATTATTATCAACCAGGAGTCGTTTATCATTTAGATGGTACAGATTATTTAAACGCACAAGATTACAGTAGTGGATTTAATAGTGCAACTGTTAGATATGTAAAAATTACAGTACCAAGAGATGCTTACAAACAATTATATCCAGTATGTGATAACCAATCAGGAATGTATGGTACTGGTGTATGGAACACAGGACAGTCTGGAAATAATTGGCAAACTTTAATTACAGGTGATCATTGGAAAGACTTTTGGATTGAAGCAGATCCTATTAGTTTATCTCCAACAAATTATTACCTAGGTGATATTGTAACATACGAAGGTACATTGTATAGATGTGTTAAACGTCATACAGCATCTACATCAGGTTCAAGACCAGACCTTGATATGGATTACACTCAAGAAAATTACTGGACTAAAGTTATTCAAGGTGGACTAACAAATGTACTTCAATACAGAGGTGATATTAGATCACATGATGGAACAAGCACTGTAAGAAGAGGAATTGGTAATCCAGGAGATGTATTAAAAGTAATTAATACTATACCGTCATACGAAGATTTAGGTGCAGTTGCAAACGTATTTTATGTTGCAACTAACGGAATAGATAATACAGATACAGGTAGAGGTTTATCTGACTCGGCTCCTTTTGCAAGTGTTAAGTATGCTTGTGATCACATTTTCCAAGATGAAGCAACTAGATCTCCTGCAACAATTTTTGTTAAGACAGGAACATACAAAGAACAATTACCTATCAAGGTACCGGCGGATGTTGCTATCGTAGGTGACGAACTACGTTCAACTAGAATTGAACCGGCAACTTCTGCATTTGAAACTTCAGATATGTTTAGAGTGCGTAATGGTTGCGGTATTAGAAATATGACATTGGCAGGATTAAAAGGGACACTTTCGGCGGAAGATGCTTTTCAAACGAAACGTGTAGTTGGCGGAGCCTTTGTTGCTCTTGATCCAGGTGATGGTCCAAACGATACAAGTGTACATATTATAAACAAATCAACTTATGTACAAAACGTTTCAACGTTCGGTGAAAAATGTATAGGTTTAAGAATTGATGGCGACTTACACAGTGCTGGTAACAAATCAGTTGTCGCTAACGACTTTACACAGATTATACAACAAGGTATTGGTTTCTGGTGTAGTGGTGAAGGTAAAGCAGAACTTGTTTCTGTGTTTACTTACTATTGTCATATAGGTTATCTATGTACGGATGGTGGTAAGGTACGTGCAACTAATGGTAACAATTCATATGGTGACTTTGGTTCTGTGGCAATTGGATTTGATAATACAGAAACTCCAATCACAGGAAAAATAAACAACTACTCCGGAGAAGCAACAGTCAGTAAAGTGTTTAATGATGAAAATCAATTATTTACAGTTGGTTATAGTAATGCAGGTAATCACTATACAAGTGGGACAGTTGCTATTACAGGATCAGGTTTGAATGCGGCGGCTAACTTAAAAGAATTTAGAGACAACGGTATCATGGAAGTTAGAGTTGTTGACCCGGGTGACTCAAGTATAGCAGGTGGTGCCGGATATACTTTTGTAAACAACAGAGCACAACTTGGTGATAGCCTTAGTATTAATATTGCAAACTCTGATGTAAACAACGAATTATATTATCTAAACAAACTTTTAACTATCGTTGAAGGTGAAGGTAGAGGACAGTATGGTTACATAACAAGTTATGATTGGAATACAGGCGGAGTCATTGCAGGAACAGTAACAAGTGCCACTGACGCAGTTAGAGTTGAAGGATCATACACAGGAAAAACTGGTACAAGTAGTAACGGTCTTGCTACTCCACCAACAGTAACTTTGACAGTTGATGCAACAGGCGATGTAACAGTAACAGTAACAGCAGTTGGAAAAAATAACCTAGCAGATGATATTATTACTTACACTAATGTTGACTTTGGTGGTCAAGGTGCAAACGTAACATTTAAAATCAGTTCAGTAAGTTTAGGTAACAAAAGAATGACAATAGCAAGACAGGCAGACGGTGTTGCTGGTTGGGAACACTTATTACCTGGACAACCTATTAAAACAGTTTTAGATGAAACTACTAGATATCAAATCACTCCAAGAATTGATGTTAGTGAGCCACCTTACAATGCTAACAATTACAATACACCTTCAGGTACTGATGTAAAAGAATTTGCTTATCAGAAAATAGGCAGTAACAGATTAACAGTTGGTGTTGGAAACAACAGTATGATTTGGACAACTGATGGTACTAGTTGGAACAATGCGGCAAGTTATACTAACTTACCTTATGTGTCAGTTGCAGAAGGAAATAACTTTTTTGTAGCAATTGATAGTGCAGGTAACACAAGAAAATCAGGAGACGGTACTAACTGGTCAAGTGCTGGTAGTTTACCAACAAATACATATAATACAATAAGATATGGTAACGGTTATCATATTGCTATTGCAGATTCACAATCCAATGCTTACGTAAGTTCTAACAATGGAGATACGTGGACAACTGTTGCGGCAGGCTTTAGTAATGTTAAATTCCTTGCTTACGGTAATGACAAATGGATAGCAATGAACCAAGCAGGTGATACTTGGGAAAGTATAGATAATGGAAGTTCATGGTCATCAGGACCTGACTTAGGAGCAGTACAATATGATGTTGCAAGTTTATGTTTTGGTAACGGAAGATTTGTAGCGGCGGCATATGATTCACCAAACGATATTTCAACTGTAAATAATAAATTTTTCTACAGTCTAACAAATAAAAGTGTTGCGGCAGGAAGCACACAATGGTTAATGGGTGAAGATACTCCTGCGGCAGATAACTTTTTTGTTTCATACCAACAAGGTGTGTTTGTGGCAATAAGTGCTAATGGACAAGTTTGTGTATCTCCAGATGGAAACTTATGGGACAACAAATCATCATTAGGTGGTTCGTATGTTGGAATAGGTGCAGGTAGTTCACGTACAAGTGGACCACAATTCTTTCCAATACAAAACGGAACAGTATCACAGATAACAACAATTGAATACGGTGCAAGAGCAAGACTTATTCCTCAATTAGCAAGTAATAGAATAAGTGAATTTACTATTATTGAACCAGGTTCAGGATACACAGGATCAGCACCAACTTTAAGTATTGTAGATCCAGACAAACAAACATCAGTGACTTATGAAGTAAGATTAGGTACAGGAGTTTGTGGACCAATAGAATTTACTAACAGAGGTACAGGATATTTAAATATTGCAGTAACAGTAACTGGTGATGGTTATAGAGATCAATACCAACTAGGTGAAAATATTGTTGTTAAAGATTTATCAAGAGAACCAGGACCTGGAGATAATTTATACATAAATGAAATTAATGATGTTGTTTATAGTGTTCAAGCAGTAACAAATAAAACTGGTAGTGAACCTAATTTACAAGCAACGTTACAAATTAGTCCAACTATAGATAGGGCAGAATCTCCTAACCATGAAGAAACATTTATTATTAGACAAAAATACAGTCAGGTTAGATTAACAGGACACGACTTCTTAGAAATTGGTAGAGGTGATGAACTTCAATCTAACTATCCGTTGTTAATACCTGATATTAACTATGAAAACAAATCATTCAATGAAACTGCACAAGGTAATGGTGGTAGAGTATTTTATACATCAACAGACCAAGCAGGTAACTTTAGAGTTGGTGAATTATTTGAAGTTGAACAAAGCACAGGTATTGTTACTCTTAATGCAAGTTACTTCAAACTTGATGGATTAACAGAACTTAGATTAGGTGGTGTAACACTTGGTGGAACAAACGCACTTATTAAAGAATTCAGTAAAGATGGCACATTTGCCGCAAATAGTAATGAAATTGTACCAACACAAAGAGCAGTAGCGGCTTATATTGCTTCTAGAATATCAGGTGGTGGTGTAAACGTTAATGTTAACGCATTAATATCAGGAGAAGTCAAAGTCATAGGTAATCAAATTACAACAACCAGTGGAAATACCATACAAGTACCGGTAAAAATGAATTTCCAGAAGGGAATTGACGGATCTATGGCGGCAATGACGTATTTTACAGCAGGAGGAATATTTTCGAATATAGACGAGGGTGATCCTACTACTCCACAGGAGCAAGGCTATGGTTTATAGGAATTTAAGATAATGATAAATATATTTAAGAAAGCGATAGGTTTCAAAAATGGCAGAATTTAAACTAGGTAGAATCAGATTTATATGGAAAGGTGCGTGGGTATCTGCGACACAATACTATAAAGATGACGTAATCAGATATGGTGGAAGAACTTACATTTGTATTCTTGGACACACTGCTTCTGGCACGTTTGAAACAGACCAAGCAACTAAATGGAACAACCTAGCAGACGGTCAAGAATGGAAAAGCGACTGGGCATTATCAACAGTTTACAAGCCAAATGATATTGTAAAGTACGGAAGTTTACTTTATATTGCTAACACTGGACACACTTCAGCAAGTACTACATCAGACGGATTAGAATTAGATCAATCCAAATGGGATTTATGGTCAGAAGGTTTTGATTGGAAAGGTGCTTGGGGAGTAAGTACAAGATACAAAATAAATGACATCATAGCATATGGTGGTGATTTATATCTTTGTACAGAAAAACACACTTCGGCGGCTTCAACTTCCGATGGTTTAGAATTAGATAATGCAAAGTGGGATACATTTGCAAGAGGTCTTGAGTGGAGAGGCGATTGGGGTGCTACAACAAGATATAGAATTAATGATGTTGTCAAATACGGTGGACAAATTTATGTTTGTAACGCAGGACACACTGCCGCGGCAAGCGTTGCACTTGGTTTAGAAGCGAATCAATCAAGTTGGGATTACCTACACAAAGGTATTGAATACAAAGGTAACTGGGCAACTACAACAAGATATAAAATTAATGATTTAGTTAAGTATGGTGGAGACATTTGGATTTGTACTACATTCCATACTTCAACAACTACACTTGCCGCTGATGAAAGTAACTGGGCAATATTTGTTCCAGGTTTAGAATTTGAAGACAGTTGGCAAAATAATGTAAACTATCAACCAGGTGACGTTGTTACTTACGGTGGTTATTCTTATATTTCAAAAACAAATAACTATGCCGCAACACCTTACAACAATACATCAAACTGGGATTTATTTACAACAGGATTTAGTTTAAAAGGTGATTACAATAACACAACAAATTATAAAGTTGGAGATGTTGTAAGAGTAGGTGGCTGGACATACTTGGCGATTGCTGATGGTGTTGGTAACAGACCACCGGACAATACAAAATGGGATAAATTAAACCAAGGCTTCTATTGGAAGAATACTTGGACTAATGGAACATACTATGATAAAGGTGATGTTGTTAGAGGTATTAACAATATTAACTCTTATGTTTGTGTAGCAGAACACACGTCAGATCAAGTAACAGCACAGAATAGACCAGACCAAGATTTAGATGGTAGTGAATGGAATCTATTAAGTGGTGGTGTTGAATCAGGTAACTTAACTACACGTGGTGACCTTGTTTACTACGGTGGAGCAGGACCAACTAGACTTGCTATTGGTTCTCCAGGACAGGTATTAAAAGTAAATGACGCTGGTACAGACCCAGTGTGGGGTTACTTTGGTCAGATAGAAGCAGTTTATTATGTAGCATCAACAGGATTAGACGAAGAAGTTCCTGCTTATGGTGTAACACTTGATAAACCTTTCAAAACTGTACAGTTTGGTTTACAACAAATTGAAAAAGGTGCAAGAAAACCTTATGCAACTCAATTATTTAAAAGAAACAAAGCATTTATTGTTGCTGAAACTTTAGCATGGGTTGACAGACAAATTTCAACTAACGCAAGTCCGTTTAGTGCTTCATTTACATACACAGCGGCTAACTGGTCAAGAGATTTAAGACACTTGTTAGATGGTGTTGAGTTTGATCTATGTCATGGCGGTAATAGAAAATCAAGGCAAGTTGCTTTAAGTTTCTTTAGATCAAATTCATTTAGTTATTATGTAACTAACAGTTCACTTACAACTGAGTGGGCGGCAATGTTAGTTTACATGAAAACTTTAATTGATGATATATTAACACAAAACACTCCAAGCACAAATTATCAAACTTTAATGAGTGTATCTCCTGCAACGTTACAAATTAAAAATGCAACTATTTCAGAAGAACCAGGAGCACAAACAGTTGTAGATAGTTTAATAGATATTTCAAGATCAGCATTAGTGGCAAATAGTGCAACAAGCACAACTTACAATGTTACAGCGGCAACTTATAACGGTGTTACAGGAGACATGGATCTAACTATTGGATCACACACTTTACCAGTAAACACAAAAATTATTTTAAAAACAAATAGTTTAACATTTACTTGTGCTAAAGATGATCATGCAACTAATCACACATATCCAAGAACAACTGATCCAGCATACGCAACACCAATTTCAGTTACAAGTACAACAGGAACAACAATTAGAGTAAACGTTGGTATAAATCCAGATGGAAATTATGCTCACACATTTGTAAGTGCAACAGCAGGTGCAGTTTCGTTAGCAAGTGGCGGAGGTATTCCAGCAGAGATAGTTGCAAACGATACATTATTTGTTAAGACAGGAACATTTGCAGAAGTACTTCCAATGGTAATTCCAGAAAGTTGTGCAGTTGTAGGTGACGAACTACGTTCAACAAAAATTACTCCAGCAGGTCAACTAACAAGTTCAGATGATACTGCATTTAGTTTATATGGTATTCTTCATATGAAATCTATCATTGATAATATCATTCTTAATACAAGTATTACAAAACAAACAAACAATCCTTTAACACAGGATACAGCACACCCGGCAGGTGATGCCGCGGCTGTTACAAAAGCAGAAGCAGTTGTAGATGCTATACACGATTACATTAACTTTAATGTTGTAAGTGATTCAACAGCAGTCAATCCTACAATGAAAGGACAGATGAGTCCGAATCAAGAGTTAGGTGTAAAAAATGCTGTATTAAGATTAGAAGAAAACAAAGATTTTATTGCAGAAGATGTAACAAATTACATTTTAAATACATTCCCAGGATACACTGGTTTTGATGCTACTGCTCAAGCGGCTTGTAAGAGAGACGTAAGAAGATATGTAGAAGCAGTACAAAATGATATAGTTTATGATGGAACATACATGGCAATTAGAGCAGGACAACTTTATGCAAATAGTGTAAGTGGTTCTACTTTACAAAATATGTTCTTAGTAAGAAACGGTACTGGTTTAAGAAACTGTACAGTAAGTGGATTGAGTGGTACATTAGGAGCGGCAAACTCCTTTGGTACTAAACGTCCAAGTGCAGGAGCATTTGTATCGTTGGATCCAGGTTGGGGACCATCACATGAAGATGTTTGGGTCAAAAACAAATCTTGTTATGTACAAAACGTTACAACATTTGGAACTGGATGTATAGGATTAAAAATTGACGGTGACTTACACGCAGGTGGTAATGACTCTGTTGTTGCTAATGACTTTACACAGGTACTATCAGATGGTATTGGTGTATGGGTAACAAACTTAGGTAGATCAGAACTTGTTTCCGTGTTCTCATACTACGGACACATTGGATACCTAGCAGAAAACGGCGGTAAGATACGTGCTACAAACGGTAACTCATCATATGGTGATTTTGGTTGTGTTGCAGAAGGTGTAGACGCAACAGAAATTCCAATCACAGGATTTGTAGATAACAAAGCAGGCCAGGCAACAGTTGCTAACGTAACTACTGATGGCGAAAGAGTGTTAACACTAGAATACCTAAATGCTGGACGAGATTATGATCTTGGAGGTGGAACTGCAAACATAGCCATAACAGGTGAAGGGTATAACTTAGGTACAGTTACTCCGGTTTATAGAACAGGCGGAGTAATGGAAGTTAGATTATTAGAAACAGTAGCGGATCCAAGTAACTTGGGTGGTGCTGATTACAAATTTGTAAGTAACAATGCACAGATAGGTAATGCAACACAGATTACAATTTCAAACACTGATACAAATACATCAGGAGCATTAGTAGGAATGGGAATCTTTATTAAAGCAGGACTTGGCGCAGGACAATATGCTTACATTGATACATATAACTCAGGTACAAAAGTTGCAACAGTAAGAAAAGTTTCAGATGGTACTGCAGGTTGGGACCATGTACTAGGCGAATCAATATTATCATTATTAGATAGTACTACTGCATACGAGATTGAGCCAAGAATTACTTTTGCGGCACCAACTGGTGATGGTTCAAGTACAAGTATTAAAGCACTAGCAAGACCAACAGTGGTTGATGGAAAGATTTCACAGATTAGAATTTGGGAACCAGGACAAGGATATTTAACTCCTCCTGCAATTACAATTACTGATCCAAACAATACAACAGAAGCACCGACTCAAGTTAGAATAGGTGACGGTGTGTTAGCACAACCTACTTACGCAGGTGGAACAAATGCAGGTAGAGGTCAAGCATTTGAAACTGCAAGTGCGTTGGTTACTGCTACATTGACAGAAACAAATGTTACAGGTGTTACTTTAAATAATCCAATTAGAGTTACAGCAAGTGGCGGACATACAGTTACAAATGGACAAAAAGTTACGTTTATAGAAGTTGTTGGAACTATTCAAATTAATAGTAACACTTACTTTGCAAAATATATTGATGCAAATAATGTTGACTTGTATAGAGATCCAGCATTAACTGATGGTATTGACGGAACATTAAGTGGTGCGTATGGAACTTACCTATCAGGCGGTAAGATGAAGTATGGTGGTGGATTTAGAGATCAGTTCCAATCAGGACAATACGTAACAGTAGTTGGAATGGCAAACAATCCAACAGCAGGATCAAACGTACAGTTTAGTAACATAAGTGATACAGTGTTTAAACTTGTTAGCATAACTAACTTGTTAGGACAAGGACCTTATAGTGCTACATTACAAGTTTCACCAAACGTATCAGTTAGTCAGGCTCCGGCACACTATCAAGATACAACAATAAGAATTAGGTACTCACAAGTAAGATTAACAGGACATGACTTCTTGGATATTGGTACAGGTAACTTTACTAATACCAACTATCCAAACATTCCATTACAGAATCCAGTTGCGGCAAACGAAACTAGAGAACGTGATGGTGGTAGAGTGTTCTTTACTTCAACTGACCAAGATGGTAACTTTAGAGTTGGCGGACTATTTACAGTTGAACAGAGTACTGGAGTTGCGACCCTAAATGCAGATGCATTTAATATTAGCGGTCTACAAGAATTATCACTGGGATCAGTTGCGTTAGGTTCAACAGGTGCTACAATTAATGAGTTTAGCACAGACGGAGCGTTCGCGGCAAATAGTGATAGTATAGTGCCAACACAAAAAGCAATTAAGACGTATATCACATCACAAATTGGTGGTGGTGCATCTACATTGAACGTGAACCAGATTACTGCTGGTTTAGTACAAATTTCCGGTCAGGAAATTACTACAACAACAGTTGTTCCGATCAACGTAAACGCGACTATGAATTTCAAGGGTGGAATTGATGGTACGCCGGTTGCACTAAATATGTTTTTAATGGGATAAAGGAGATAGAACTATGGCAACAGGAAGACTAGGCGCCGCAGATTTAGCCGCTGGTACACTAACTACCGTTTATACCGTTCCCGCATCAACTTATGGGGTTGTTACGTGTTCGTTATGCAATAGAGGTAATAGTGCAATATCAGTCAGAATGGCGGTTGCAGTAAATGATACACCAACAAATGGCGAGTACATTGAGTACGATGTAGAAGTATTAGCCAAAGGGGTGTTAGAGAGAAGCGGTATCGTAATGGATGCTGGTAAGAAATTGGTAGTGTACTCATCTGCCGTTAACGTTAGCGCCGTTGTTTTCGGAATCGAAACAACTGCATAATGCTAAATACTAATAAGGATAAAGGGATAAAACAATGGGAAGATACATAACAACCACAGGAACAGCAGGTACAGTTGTTAAAGAGGTCAATGCTACATATCAAGCAGTAGTTAATGACAGAATTCTTTGTACAACTGGCGGGTTCACTATTACACTTCCTCTTTCTACGTCACTGTTAGTTAACGACACCGTTCAGATTATTGATGTAACTGGTGTTGCTAACAATAGTAACATTACAGTAGCAAGAAACGGTGCAAAAATACAGAACCTTGCAGAAAATTTAACACTTGATGTCAACAACGTTGCAGTAACACTTGTATATACAGGTGCAACTTACGGTTGGATCATTAGTGGAACATAAGAATTAGGAGAAGGAAGTACGATGTCATCATTAAGAGCATTTTTAAGTGACGTAGCACCCGTTAAAGGTGGTGTGACACAACAGTTATGGGTCTATACAAAGAATGACAGTATAGGTAACGGCGGAAGATGTTGCTTATGGACCGTACCTTCAGGAAAAGTTAACGCTACATTTGAACTATGGGGCGGCGGCGGAGGCGGCGGTGGCGGATGCTGTTGTCAGTTTCCAAATAGACCAGCCTCAGGTGGAGCATACGCGATAAGAACAGTCTCAACAGCGGCAGGTTGCACATATACGGTTTGTGCTGGTGGTTCTACTCCTTGTTGTTGTCACGGATGTTTAGGCGGCGATGGCTATCCAAGTTTCGTAACAGGATCAAGTATTCCAACAACGTGTGCACCGGGTGGTTGCGGTGGAAAACAATGTTGCTTTACTGATGCTTACACTTGTCATCCTAGTTTCGTATATAGTTGCGGAACAGGTGATTGGGGTTTACCTAGAGTAACAGGTAGTTCAAAAAGATCTCAGTACTGCCACAATCAAATGTGGAATTGGACTGGTGGTACACCAATATTTGGTGGACAAAGAAGAAGTAAAGACTGGTGTGCAGGAAACTTTACAAACACAGGATCGTGTTTTAGTTGTCTTGCAGAATTCCCAGGCGGTGGTGGAGGCTCAGGCGCGGCTTGTGGCGAACCATGCTGTTGGGGAGGCTGGGGACAAGCCGGCGCAGTTAAAATATCGTATAGTTAGGAAAGGGAAATAGGAGAATCAAATTATGCCAAATACTATAATTGAAAAAGACTTTACCTATAATATCCCTGATGATTATCTGGCACAGACAAGTAATGACGGCAAGACCGCTGAAGCAACGTTTAAAGGCCCGGATAAGATTTGGATATTCGTAGATAAAGACACGGGCAAATCTACTAGAAGTAGATTGTTGCTTACAGACGAGGAGAATGGATCAGAATTTCCAACTCCAGAAGATCAGTACAAGATCGAAGTTGATTGTGCTACTGATCCAACAATATGTTCTTTATGGGACACAACAGAATGGGAAACAGTAAAAGATCAAACTCAACTAGTAGTTAATTTGCCAGATGGAACTACTTACGAGAGACCAAACCCAACTGATGTTGACCATACATACGAATTAGATGATTGTGTTTATAACAAGGACGGTACATTGTCAGCAGATGGTACAACTTACACAGGTGGTACTTGTACAATGGCTTGGAAACAACCTTGGAGTTCATGGGATGAACTAATTATCGTTAGAAATAATTTGCTTACGGCTTCAGATGCCAAGATTGCAGAAGATATGCCAGAAGCAACAAAAACAATTTGGAAAACTTACAGACAAGCGTTGAGAGATTTACCTGCTACATTTAAAAAAGGTACAGCAGATGAGTTTCCAGCACATATGGTAAACTTTCCAGTAGAACCAGGCGCGGATTTAATAGGAGAATAAGATGTCAAGTTTAAGGACCTTATTACAGTACGGTACAAGTTCAGCAGGGTCTGATCCATTAAGAAGTTTGCGAGTATATAAAACAAATATTACTGATGCAAACAATGGCGGACAATGTTGTCAGTGGACTGCACCTACAGGCGTTACTTGGGTCGCTTTCGAAATATGGGGAGGCGGTGGACCAGGAGCGGGTGTATGTTGTTGCCAACAAGGTTGGGCCGGCGGAAGTGGTTCTTACGCAAGACGAATTATTACAGCATCAGCAGGTGATCAATTTACCTTATGTGCGGCAGGTAGTACTTGCTGTCACTCAAGATGTTATCCATGCAGAGGATTCCCAACTTATGTATGTGGGCCAGGAAGTTTTTGTATGTGTGTATCCGGTGGAGCAGAAACGGCTTCCAAATGTTTTTGGAGTCAAGGATGTTCTTACTCAGGATGTCAACAGTTTAATTGCGGTTGTGTAAACGGCGGTACATTATCATTCTGTGGTACAACAGGTGGCGGACATGGTTCTTCACACTGTGCCTCTGATATGCACCAGTTTATACCAAGTGCACCTTTAACTACACCAACTAGAATGTCAAGAAGTGGTTGTTATAGATCACATGGACAAGACCAGGGAGACCATGGAGTATTCCCAGGTGGTGGTGGAGCATCAGGTGTAACGCACAACGAAGTATGTTATTGCGGAGCGAAAGGAATGGGCGGTTTAGTAACACTTTACTTTGCACACCCATAAGGAGAGAATATGGCTAGTTTAAGACAATTTTTATTTGGATATGCTGAAGAGACAACTGTTCCTCAAGAACTTGCAGTATATAACACTTCAACAACCTCTGTAAATAATGGAGGTAGATGTTGTTTATGGACTGTACCTGCAGGTACTAGTTACGCAATATTTGAATTATGGGGCGGTGGCGCTTCAGGTGACGGCGGATGTTGTTGCCAAATGGGATACCCATCTACATCAGGATCATACGGACAAAAAGCATTAGACGTAGAGGCTGGACAACAAATGACAATTTGTGCGGCTGGAACTACTTGTTGTAGACAAAAAGGAAACTGTCAACAAGGTTATGACACTTATGTATGTAGATCAGGTAACTGGTGTGCAAGAGCCTGTGGCGGTAGAGTTATGCGTACAGAATGTTTCATGTATAGAACTTGTTACTCATGTTGTAGAATGGAATACTGTGTACACGGATATTCAGGTATGGACTTTGGTTTAGGTGCTACGCAGGCATCTTCACAGTTAAGTCAATACTGTCATGATAGAGGTAATATGTATGTAACACAAAACGTTGCACAAGGATCACCAAGAAACGGACCTAACGGTTGTTGTGCTTGGGGTGGATCACAAGGCTTTGGACTATTTCCAGGTGGTGGCGGAATGTCAGCACAGGCATATGGTGAAGTTTGTTGTTGTGGATCACCAGGCGGTGGTGGACTAGTGTACGTGGTGTACTATTAAGGATAGGTTAGAAATATGGCATTTAAAATTATAGAATTTAATTACCCTAAACCAGATGAGTATCTTGGACAGTTCGATAACGAGCAGTTAGAAGGTACACACACTTACGATGGTCCAGAAGATATTTGGGTGTTTATAGATAAAGAAACAAAAAAATTAGCACCTACGGCATATATGGATTACGATGAAGGTTTAGAATTTAATCCTGCTCCACACTTAGAAAAAGTTTATGTTGATTGTGAACAAAATCCAATCATATGTTCATTAATGGAATGTGATTTTGAAGATGAAATGTTAGAGCAAGTAGAAGAAACATTACCAAATGGATCTAAATACTTAACATATAAAAATCCTCCACCAGAACACACTTACGAAAAGTTTGACATTGAATATGACTTTGATGCAAAAACTTGGAAAAAAGTTGCAAGTTCAATAGAAGGTGGAACAGCACATTATCCATGGAAACAACCTCATGTGAAATGGACACACGTTAGAAAACATAGAAATTCATTACTAGCAGGAACTGATCATAAAGTTAAATCAGATATGCCTGCAGATACAAAAGCATCTTGGGAAACATTTAGAACAACTCTAAGAGATTTACCTGTAGAATATGGTGATAGTTTCAATGCAGAAATTACAACAGCAGGTACAGGTTATTCTGTAGATGATGAATTAAGTTTTGCAAAAGCAGATTTAGAAAATAATATAACTGCTGATGCAATGAAAGTTACTGTTAAAACAATTGGTTCAAGTGGTGAAATTACAGGAATAAGTATTTCATCTAATCAAGCAATAAATGATGGTAACGATATTGTTGTAGGTAGAGAAGCAAAAGAATATGCAGATGCTACATACACAACTTCAAGCGGTGGAACAGGTGCTAAATTTAAAATAAGCAAGTGCCAACGTTATGCGGCTTGGAAAGTCCTTTATCCAACTTCCCCTTGTGGAACAATTTAACTAGAAAACACTAGATTCAAAAGGCGCTACGGCGCCTTTTTTATTCTGTAAATATCTGTATGCAAACAGATGAACAGAATCAAAGACAACCAGTAAGATTTGCAGGTTTACAAATGCCTGTAACACAACAAATAGAAGAAAATAAACAAACTATTTTGGATAGTTTAGACTGGTGTAAAGATAATAAAGTAAATTGGTTACTAACACCTGAAGGATCCTTGACAGGATATTTTCCCAACTTTGATTTAGTTGCACCACAAGGTGTAACAGGCATACAATCTGCGGCTACAGAGATAGTAGCAAAAGCACAAGGATTAGGCATAGGAATTGCATTAGGCACACTTTGGGTAGACGTCGAACATAGAGGCGCTATAAGAAAAAATCAAATAAGATATTATGATCCAGAAGGATTATTTTTAGGTACAACAAACAAGCAATACATAGTAGGCGGACAAGATAGTCCTAGTAGCAGTTGGGACCAAGTATTAGCAGACCCGCCTGGAACAATAAAAACACATTATTGTAATGGTGTCAGAACCACAGGAATGATATGTAATGATTTCTGGGGTAACGGTTTTAGATTTAATGCACCTTCTTTACCTATGTTAGCAAGTTTAAACCAAGTTGAACTTATATTACACAGTACTAATGGCGATAGAGGTAACGATCAAGACGAAATATGGATGGAATGGCATGATATTCATCTACGTATGATGAGTTTACAATATGGAATTCCTATTATTACAGTTGATAGTTGTTGTGATAAGTTTGGTAATAGACATGATTTACCTACAAGTAGTCCTAGTGGTGTTGTTATTAACGGCAAATGGGAAGTACAAATGCCAAGAACCGGAACTCAGATGTTCTACTGGGATTTCTAAATAAGTATCTATATCAAAGGAAATATTGAAACATGACAGATAAAAGAAGCAGTGCAATTTTTATTAATGGCGGAGCAGGTAGAGTAATTGCAAGTATTCCGGCATTAGAAAAATTTAAAGAAGAAAACCCAGACGACGAGTTTGTGGTTGTTTGCGAAGGAGGAGTTGATTTTTATAAAGGACATCCAGATCTTTTTAACAGAACATATGATGTTTGGCATAAAAATTTATTCCAAGACAAATTAAAAGATAGAAATTTAATTACACCTGAACCATATAGAGTATGGGAATATTATAATCAAAAATGTAATTTACATGAAGCATATGATATTGCAATTAATAATAAGGGTATTAGAGAATTATCAAAGCCTACAATAAAATTATCAATGCAAGAACGCATGACTGGTAAGAAACTTGTAGATGAAGTTAAAGCAAAAACAGGTAAAGATAAAATTGTTGTGTTCCAATCCTTTGGTAGAGGAACTATTAACGACAATGGTATAATTGGTGACCCATCAGGTAGAAGTTTTGAAGCAGAGAATACTGTCAATCTTGTAAAAAAACTTTCTAAACATTTTGGTGTTATCTTTATGAGTGAGATTGCTATTGAATTCCAAAAGCACGGAGTAAAAGAACCTATTGCTATTCCACAAAATATAGAATTAAGATTCTGGCTAGGAATAATTGAAGAAGCAGATTATTTCTTAGGTTGTGATAGTGTAGGTCAACATATGGCTCATGCTTTAGATAAGCCAGCCACTGTTGTAGTTGGTAGTACATTTAAAGAAAACATTTCTTACCCTAATAACAAAAAATTTGATGTGTTAGATATGGGCGAGGGTGCAAGAGTCTATAGTCCAATTAGAATAACAATGGACGAATTATCAGACAGAACCAATGAAGGTATTATGTGGATGAATGATAAGATCGAAGATGTCATTGTTGAAAGTTGTCTGAAAGGGGCTGGACTAAAGAAAGATGACAAAAAGAAAAAGTAGACTTTTCGTTTTTGGTTGTAGTTTTACAATGTATGCGTGGCCAACGTATGCAGACTTCTTAGGATATGAATTTGATCAGTTTGAGAACTGGGGATTTCCTGGTTTAGGTAATCGTGCTATTGCTGAACGTGTAGCCGAGTGTCATATAAAAAATAATTTTACAAAAGACGATACAGTTATTGTACAATGGAGTACACATATAAGAAATGACTGGCATACTTTTAAAAGAAGTAATTTACAACGTGGTGATGCAATTAGAAATACAGAAGATATAGGTTGGAAAACTAAAGGAAGTATTTTTAATTATTTAAACAGAGAAAAATGCTATGATGATAGTTGGATTGATACGTTCTGGGACGAACACAGTTACTTCATGCATGGACAAAATAATATTATATTAACACAAGGATTATTAGAAAGTACAAACTGCACTTATAGAATGTTAAGCATAGGTGATATGGAAAAACTAGGAACTGATATGCCAGACTTTCCTGGGTTTGGAGAAAGTACTCAAGAAGAAACAAATGTGTATAAACAAAAACAAGAATTAGAGATTTATAAAAACATAGATAAGACTAACTGGTTAGAACCATTAGGACTATTTGCATGGAAACATAAGCACAGTCAATACAAATTTTATGACCCAAAGACTAACAAAGACTGGGTAGAAATGCACCCTAGTCATTGGCAACATTACAAATATATGAATGAAATTATCCGTCCAAGTTTGGGTCTTAATCACGAAAATAACGATAAACAAGTTAGTACACTGAATACTTTGAATAAACTAAAAGATGAAAATAAAGACCTTTTAAGTTTTGAAAAAGCAATTTTAGAAAATGTAATAGATTATAAGCATATAGGATATATAGGATTTTAATATGAAAAAACCAAGTCAATGGATAGCCGCAATAGCCAGAGGACACAATGCAGGTGTATGTTTACTTAAAGATGGTAAGGTAGTATTTTCTATAGAAGAAGAAAGATTAAGTCGTCACAAGTACGACGGTGGTCCGTATGCTTCAATGATGAAAATATTAGACTATACAGATAAATTAGATTATCTTGTTGTTGCACATACACAAAGTTTAGAAGCAACAGCAGGCAAAGTAGACTTTACAGGCGATGACGTTTATACAGGACTTGCTCGTAAGATGGGGTTGATTGATCGTAATCCTAAACTATTACCTAATCATCCGCAAGTAGTTGACCTAAGTTATTTCCATCATAAGTTACACGCGGCCTTAAGTTTTTACAATAGTGGATTTGAAGATGCTGTTGCAGTTATTGTTGACGGTGCAGGTACTTTCTTTAGTGCAAACATGAATGGTGATCCTAATCAAAATACAACACTATGGGAAACAGAAACAATTTTTGATTGTGAAATGCCTGTAGGATTTAAAACATTATATAAGCATTTAGGAACAACAGGTCCTCTATTAGGAGCAGAATATCAAAACTTTAGCGGAGAATTTTTTGCTGAAAAAGATAATGTGCCAGAAATTGTAATCAGTGAAACAGCAGGAATTGTAAAAACATATGAAGCAGTAACAGACTATTGCGGGTTTAGTTTTATTGAAGCAGGTAAGACTATGGGATTATTTCCTTACGGTGAACAACCTAAAGAAGTTCCATCACTGTTTACCAAAGGACAAACACATCCATTAAGTGATAGAAATGTAATAGTACCAACTTATCCAAATGGTGCTCTTGTAAACAGAAATTATTTTCACTTTTTAAGAGATAAACAAGATCAAGATGAAGACGTAACAAAATTAAAAAACAGAAGAGATATGGCTTATGCTGTACAAACTCAAACACAAGAACAAGTTGCTAACTTAATTAGAAAAGCAGTTGCAATGAGTGGAAAGAAAAATGTAGTATTAAGTGGAGGCTATGGATTAAACTGTGTAGCAAATTATTATTACCTAGAAGAATTAAAAAAAGAAGGAATCAACCTATATGTTGAACCAGTAAGTAATGATGCAGGTACGGCTATGGGTGCGGCACTATTACATTATAGAACTATATCAAGGGACAGAACTATTAATGAACAAGTAGATACGTTATACAACGGTCCAACATATACATATGATGATACACAAATAAAAGAACTTGCGGAAAAATACGAAGCAAAGATAGATGAAGAAATAGAAAATGATTCTATTGTAGAATTATTAGCAAATAAAAATATTGTTGCTATATTTCAAGGAGGAAGTGAAAACGGACCACGTGCATTAGGCAACAGAAGTTTACTATTTGATCCTTCATTTAAAGACGGAAAAGATTATGTTAATAAAGTAAAACGTAGAGAATATTTTAGACCATTTGCAGGTAGTATTTTAGAAGAAGATGTACATGAATGGTTTGATTTACGTGGCATGGAATCATCACCAACTATGATGTATGCAGTAAATTGCCAAGAAGGAATAGCAGAAAAAATTCCTAGCATTATACACGTTGACGGAACTTGTAGAATACAGACTGTTAATGAAAAGCAAAACAAAAATTACTACAATTTAATTAAAGAATTTAAGAAAAAAACCGGTACTCCGATAGTATTCAATACTTCCTTTAATTTAGGTGGAGATCCACTGGTTGAAACATTGGAAGATGCACTACATACCCTAGCAAAAAGCGACATAGAGTACCTATATTTGCCCGAATATAAGGTATTGTTTACAGTTTCTAACTAGACAGCCTTTCCGATAAATACATATATAAAGGGGTATAAATGTTTAGTTTAGACAAGTTTTTTGGCAAGGGCACTAAAGGTACAGTTTTACTTAAAAATGGTACAAATTTTAGTTATCATGGCCCATGGAAAAAAGTTACACAAAACACTGAAGTAGATAGATTCTTAGTTAATGATTTCTGTGCCGCAGAGTACACAATAGTCATTGATTTATCGTCAACTGCTAAAGAAATAATTAAGGCACTTGTTGTAGCAGGACCTAATGATGCAAATGTAACTATATATGGTAGATCAAACCTTAATCAAGACCTACTCACGTTGACTGCAACTGTAAGTGATTCAACAGTAACACTAATTGCTAACGCACATACATCAGCAGATAGTTCAGAACTACGTGGATCTAAGATTATATTTTCAGCAAATTACTATCAAAACCAAAATATACCAATAGCAGGGTGAAACAGATTCAGATAAATATGAATAGTTGGAGATAAAATAACATGGCAGTCACATATAATCCATTTGAATCTGATGCAGGCTTTAAAAGTCCTGGATTCTCTGTAGATACTCAAGGTAATGTTACTTTAAGAAGTGTAACATATACTCTTGCACAAGAAGAAGCGGCAGTAGATAATCAGTTTGTTGTACGCCAATTAGGTGCTGTTCCTTCAGCAGAATTTACCTTTGATGAACAATATGTTTCAGGTACACAGATACTACAAAATAATCCAACTATAACATTGACTAGAGGAACTACATATTCATTTAAATTAATGACTTTGCCTCAATTAACTTTTTCAATATTTGAAGCAAGTGAAGATAATCCAGTTGTAAACTTAACTGGTGTAGGAAACTGTCGTTACTACAATACAGGTTTATCACATTTAACAGCAGGAACTCCAGGTACAACAACTACTGGAGAACAAGCACAAGGTAAAAACAATGATGTAACAACACTTAATTTAAGTCCAACTGCTCCTGCTACTTTATATTATGGAAACGCAGACGGTAGTGTGTTTGGTACAATTACAACAGTTGATCCAACTATAACTGGTGTAGGTAGTTTCAGTAGTTTGCTTGTAACAGGTGATGTTACAATGCAAGGACAAGATGCAGATTTAGTATTTTCACCACAGGGTGCATATGGTACAGTTACCATAAATCCAGCAGGTGAAGGTACAATGAGCAACATGAATGTTAACGCATTGACTATGACTGCAAGTGAAAATGTTACATTTAATGGTGCAAATGCAAATTTATCTTTAACTCCAACAGGCACTGGTGCAATTACTTTAACAAGTGCGGCAGTGGGTACAATAAACAATATGACCATAGGACAAACTACTCCTAAAGACGGATCATTTGTAAACTTAAATGCCAGTTCTGGGTTAAATAACACTGTAATTGGAGATGTGACACCTAAGGATGCTACGTTTACATCAGCAGTTTCACAAGCAACTCCAACCACGGATTTGCAAGTAACTAACAAGAAGTACGTCGACAGTAAAGCAACCGCACTAGCGATTGCACTAGGAGTATAAAAGTAAATGGCAAAGCAAAAGCAAAATGAATATGTATTCCAGACTGGTATTCCTTTCTCTGAAAGTAGACGTCCTAATGCTTATTGGTTAGTACAAAATAATGTAGAATTTATTAAGGACGAAGTTCGTGCTTATATCAATAATAACATTACTAGACAAGCAACACAAAGTCAGTTTACTCCAACAAATGCAACATACGATCCAACAACAGGATCGATGGTTGTTACTGTAGGTACACATAACTTATTACCAGGTGACCAAGTAATTTTTGCAACAGGGGCAATAACATTTACAACTGCTCAAGATGGAGGTGCAACTCAGTATGCGTATCCAAGAGCAACAGGAGCCGGCACAACAACAGGCTGGGATCCATGGTATAATAAGCCAGTTGTAATTACAGCAATAAGTTCTGATTCAATAACTTGCAAAGTAGGAAAGACTGTAAACCAAACTGCACATACATACGTAAGTGCAACTGCATTGAGTATATCAAACGCATTTAGAAATTACACAAATGATAGTGATGCAAAATGTGAAAGAGACATGGGTTACAACCTTATTGGTGGAGATCCAAATAATCCTGTACAAGATCAGCCAGGCGGACTTTTATATGATTTAAGATATAATGGTAATGAGCAAGGAAGATATCTTGCTTCGACATATTGGGATGGAACAATTCCACAGATTGATGGCGATCGAAATCCAGAAAGAGCGGCAAAACAATTTGCTACTTGGTTAATCCAAACTCACATTTTTGGTAATACTGCATATACTACAAAACAAAGTCCAGTAGTTACATCACAAACTATTAATGCTGAATATGTTGCTGAAACAGATGCAGGTACAGTAGTAGAAAATATTTTAGATAACGTTATTGGTGAGGTAATTTATTATGGTTTAGATAATATGCCTGCACTATCTAACGCACAGGTTTCAAGTGTAAGATTTCCAACAAAAGTTACATTAGATAATGTATTATTAATTACAAATACATCAACTAACGAAGTCTTGTTTAACTTTAGTGATCCAACAGCAGGAGGTAGCACAGCATACGTTACTAAATCTGTTGAGTTTACACCTTCATTTAGTTACTTTAACAAATTTTTAGAAAACACAGATACCATTACAACTGTTTACTTTGACAAGTCTACAGAAAATAAAACTTATGTACAAAATGCTAGAACATTAATTACTAATAACAAAGAATTTATTAAAGATGAAGCAGTTGCTTGGGTGCTAGATAAAGTTAACACAGCAACAGGCGGATCAACATTTGATGGTTACACATATACTGGTGCATTAATTGAAAGAGATGTTGCAACAGAAATAGATGGCTTCCTTCATGATATGCAATATGGTGGAAATGAAAAAACTAGATTACAAGCAAGTAAGTTTTGGGATGGTCCTACTCCATTAATTACAGGAACTAGAATACCTGAAAAAGAATTAAAAGAATTTGTAAGAGACTTAATTAATAATTATATCTTAACTAAATCTGCTTACACAACAAAACAAAGTCCTAGTGTTACTACACAAACATTTAATGGTGCAAATGCAGAGTTAGGTGCATCAGATAGAATAACAGAACTTACAACAATTATTACAACAGTAATTGCCGGCGGATTGTCGACATTACCTATATTAGATAAACCTATTATTAATTCCTTAACTGATAAAATACAAATTTTTGTTGATCAAGGTGATTTAAAAACTAGACCATATGACTTTGGTACAGATGCAATTGAGAGACAAAGAGTTGCTAACTCTTTATCAATGCTTGATGCTGACTTTGAATACGGCCTACAGCCTACGAAGTGGCAAGCCATTGGAACACAAAGAGGTTATCCTAGTATTTACGAAGTACCTGGTACTGATACGCAAGTTACATCAGTTGCCACAGATGCTTCAACAGGAACAAGCGGTGTTGGTCAAAGTTTAATTACGGTTACAACAGCATCAGCACACGGATTTGAAGCAGGTACACCTATTACAATTAAAGCATTGGCAAATAGTATTGCAGGGGCAAGTAGAGCAGAAGGATCATTTATCGTTAACACGGTTCCTACTAACTTTACATTTACATATTTTGCAAAAGCAAAAGTTGGTACTGTCAACGGACAAGTACTTTCAACTTTTTATACACAATTAAGAAAAGGTGGATTTTACACTGGTGCATCAATTGGCGGACAAAATGTTGCATTTAGTATTATTTCACAGGGTGCAAGTGGATCATTTATTGCAACACTAGGTATTCCAAGCGGATCAGATCAAATAGCATACACAGGAACAGCACCAGAGATTGGTGCTCCATTAGTTGCAGTAGGCGGAGGTATTCCTTTAGGTTCTCAGGTTACAGGTACAGAAGGCACAGGTGGTATTGTTACAACTCCAGTTACAACTTCGGACGTTTCATCAGGATCAAATACAATTACAGTACAAAATGTTTCAGGTATTGTTAATGGTTTAGGTTTGAATAGAGGTGATGGTTATGCAACTTTCGTAACTAACGTTGTTGGTAATACAGTTACTTTATCAGATGCACTTACGGCTGATTTTGTTGGTAACACAGTTCAATATACAGGATTATCAGGAAGTAATGATTCCTCAATTGGTAATGGTGCAACGTTTGATGTTAGTAGATCAGGTGGAACATATTCAGTAACACTTAACGCACCAGGACAAGATTATAGACTAGGTGATAACATTGTTATCAGTGGACAATTAGTAGGTGGTTCAGACACAACAAACGATTTAAGACTTGTAGTTACATCAGTTGACACAGGTGGTGAATTACAAACATTTGATGACACTGGTAGTGCATTTGACGGTAATGGGACATTTTCAAATTTACCAGGTGAACTACAAGGTTCAATTGGTACAGGCGGTAACTTTGATATTGTATATACAAACAATGTTTACTCAGTATCAATGGCATCTCCAGATACATCAAGCGGTTATGTAGAAGGTGATGTAATTAAAGTTGATGGTTTTGACATAGGTGGACAATCAGTAACTAATGATTTATTCATGAAAGTTACAAATACTGGTACTGGTGGTTCTATTACTTCTGTATCAGCAACTGGTACTGCTCCAGATGCCAGTGTAAACTATGCAAGTGTAACCTACACTACAAATACAGCGGCTGGTGTTGGTGCAGACTTTAATGTTGAAAGAGTTGGTACAGGTGCAAACGTTTCAGTAGCATCAGGTGGAACAGGATATCTAGCAGGAGAAACATTTACAGTACTAGGTTCGCAAGTAGGTGGTGTTGACGGAGTAAACAATTTAACAATTACAGTAGCGACCATTGATGTAAACGGAACAATTTTAACTGTTACTGATGCAGGTACAATGGTTAACACTAAAACTATTCCAAACTGGACATCAGTTACAAACATTGTTGGTAATGGTGCAAAATTTACAATAAGTTTGGCTTCACAAACTTACACATTAGACCAAATTGATGTTGCTGGTCAAAGTTATGGCGTAGATCAAACAATTATTATTAGAGGTACAGACTTGGGTGGTGCAACTCCGGCCAATGATTTAACACTTACAATTACAGGTGTTGGATCAAGTGGTGAAGTTACAACTGCAAACATAGTAGGTACTGGTGCCGCAGGTACAGGAAGTTACACTGGTGTAAATGGAACCAATGATGCTAACAGTGGTTCAAATGCAGTGTTTAATATTACACGTTCAGGTGGAACATACAGTATTGTAACTGCAACCGATAATGGTAGTGGATACAAAAAAGGTGACAGAATTGTAATTCCTGGTAACCAATTAGGTGGAGCGACTCCTACCAATGATTTAACTTTACGTTGTGACATTAATTCAACGGAAGGTGACTTTTTAAATATTCAAATAAGTGGAACAGCAGTTCCTGGAAATACTGCGGCTTTATATAGTTCAGTAACAATGTCAGAAGCGGCAACACAAAATATTTCACCAACTACAAGCATTACCTACAGTGCATTGGCAACTGTACAATGTGATTTTGAAACTGCACACGGACTTGTTCCAGGTAACACTTTCTTAATTACTGTAGAATCAGATGATGCTAGTAATAACCATAATTTGTGTGCAGGTCCATTTAATGCAACAGCAGTTCCAACAACAAGAAGATTACAGTATCAGTGTAGAGCACCAGGTGCCATTAATACTGGTACTAACAATGATGATCCTATACAAGGATTCATTTATCCAAGACCAGATTCATTCTTTGTACACAGACCATATGATGGAGGTGTCCAATTAGGAACAGGTGGCCCACAACACGGTGCACAGGCAATACGTCAATCTAAAAAATATATTAGATACCAATCAGGTAAGGGTATTATGTACACAACTGGTGCCTTATTTGCTCCAAGTTATGACTTATTACAAGTGACTGCAAATGGAACAAGCATTGGTTCAACAATTACTTGTACTACAGACGATACAGATCATGGATTACAAGTTGGTGGTGGTATTAGATTAATAGGAATTAATACTGTTGGTTTCAATGGCGACTATGTTGTATCAGACATTAACAGCGAAAGAGAATTTGAAGTATTGGCCATAAATGCATTAGGATCAACTACTCCAGAATTAAGTGCAAAAGCACAGGTTTCAGTAAAAACATTCCATGGTGCAACTGTACGTTCAGGATGTTTTGATGACCAAAATGGTATTTTCTTTGAATACGATGGTACACAATTTAGTGCTGTTCAAAGAACTGCAACATTACAGTTGGCAGGTGTTGTTGATATTGCTGTTGATACAAACACTGTAACTGGTACAGGTACAAGATTTAGAGAACAATTAAAAGCAGGTGACAGAATTGTTATCAAAGGTATGACACACGTTGTTAGTGATGTAATTAGTAATACTCAAATGTCAGTTGCTCCTGACTTTAGAGGTGTAACAAATGTTCTTTCAAGTAAATTATGTTTAGTACAAGATAAGAAAACAGAACAAAAAGACTTTAACCGTGATAGAATGGACGGTACAGGACCAAGTGGATACAACATTGACATCAGTAAGATGCAGATGGTAGGTATTCAGTACAGTTGGTATGGTGCTGGATTTATTGATTATATGCTCAGAGGAGCAGATGGTAACTTTGTGTTTGGTCACAGAATGAGAAACTCAAACATTAACACAGAAGCATTTATGAGAACTGGTAATATGCCGGTTAGATATGAGGTAACCAATGAAGGACCTGTTGGTAAGTTAAGTGCAAACGTAACTGACACAGCAACAACGTTACCGTTAGAAGACGCTTCTTTCTTCCCACCAGAAGGCGGAATAGTTTACATCGATAATGAGATGATTCAATTTACAGGTGTTGACGGTAAAAACTTAACAGGTTGTACACGTGGTGCACAAATGACAAACTTTGCCTCAGGTGCAACAAGAACATATTCGGCAGGTACGGCAGAAACGCATACTAGAAATACAGGAGTACCATTAATTAGTAACACAATTAGTCCGATTATATCACACTGGGGATCTGCTTATATTACAGACGGTGGATTTGACTTTGATAGAGGATATTTGTTTAGTTACAAAGCGACTGGTACAAGTATTAGTACAACAAGATATACTTCTTTCTTAATAAGACTAGCACCTAGTGTATCAAATGCTATTGTTGGTGACTTAGGTGAAAGAGAATTGTTAAACAGAGCACAGTTATTACTAGATGGACTAGAGGTTACATCAGAACCAAACGCCGCAGGACAAAAAGGTGGAATTGTTATTGAAGGTGTGCTTAACCCACAGAACTATCCAGTTAATCCAAATGACATTGGTTGGGAAGGTATATCAGGACTAGCGTCAGGAGGACAACCAAGTTTTGCTCAGATCGCCGCGGGTGGATCTGTTAACTGGAACGGTGGTGCAACACAGACTACTGCATCAGCAGTAGTACAAGCAGACATAGATAGTGGATTTAACTATACTAGAACATCACAGTACAATGATAGATATAGTCCGATTACAATTGACTATTCACCAATACAAACAATTGGTACTCCGTTAATAGGTGCATACATTGAATCACAAAATCCAACTAATGCTTTCAACGCCAATCAATATGTGATATCAGGAGTAGGACCATTAGAAGGTAATGGATTTAGATACAGAATATTCTACACAGGACCAAATGGAACTAACAGAGCAAGTAACCTGTCTACAACATCAACAACTTTAAAATTCATATACAAAACGTACACAGGATTTACAAACAAATTGTTGTTTACTAAAGCATCATGGGAGGCTTCGGGAGCAGGACAAGGTACAGAGGTTGCATCAAGTGACTTGAATTGGCCAGCGGGTACGTTTGTACAGTCGGTTAGTTCATTAACGCACTGTGGAACAGAATTTTACGAAGTTACATTTAACCAAACATCGGTTGCAACGATAAGTGCAGGTGATAGTGTAACGTTCTTATTTGGTAATCCACCTTATGCACAGCCAGGTGAAACTATATTTTCATTTATTGCACAACCAGGTGAAAGAGCAACATTGAATCTTGCAGAGATCAAAGAGTTAACTAATACTACACTAGGTGGTAGAGGTACTTTTCCAAATGGTCCAGACGTGTTAGCAATTAACGTTTATAAAACAGCGGGAACGGCCGTAGATGCAAATATTATTCTACGTTGGTCGGAGGCACAGGCTTAACTTCATCAGTCTTTTGACTGTCCCCAGGAATAATTCTGTAATTATCTTCAACTGAATCAGCAGTACTAACCTCAGTTACTGAACTATTAGGTTCAAGTGCTTCTAATTGGTGTGGCATCAATGGAGGATTATGCCAAGTGTCTCCAGGATTAAGTTCTTTGGTATAAAGTTTTGCTTCTTGTGTGTCAATATACCTTAATAAAAACTTACCAGCATTAACAAACCAAGTTTCATCTTTCTCTTTGTGGAAATGCATGGAAAACTTTGCACCTTGCTTTTCAAATACCATAATTTTACCACAATATTTGTCATTGGTTGCCCATATCAACTCATATCCCCAACCCTTAGGCACTTTTCCTTCTAATCTATTACTCATTTAGATATTTTCCTTTAATTGCATTGTAACTTCCCTTAAATTTGCTTTGAAACTTGAGGTTTGACTTGTAACTATCAATAAATTTTGCGTCATCTTCATCTTTTACCGTATAATTTATTTTATCTAATTTTACAGGTTTGTACATTGCAATTGGCGTACCTTTTTTGAGTAAAAATTTGCCTTTTTTCTTAATTAACAGTTGTTGGTTTATTTGATGGCTCCATTCAGTGTATGTTAGGCCTGGTAGGCACTCAAAAAACTCATTAAATTCATAAAACATAGGTAATTGCATCATGCCCCAACCCTTGCTTGTTTTAACTCTCCAAGGACAATCAGTTTTTGCAACTAACTTTACTTCGCTTTGAACATTTTCTGGTGTGTGGTCAAGAAACTGTTCTTTATAATGTAAAGACATGGTAAAATCTTCATTACTACACTTCCAACCAAAGTCTTTATCAGTAATATTAAAATGAAAGTCTGCCCATAATGGAATCACAAAGGCATCTTTATAAAAATCTACTATACCTGGACAATTTTTGGCAGTACCTTTATCGAAAGGATTGTCTTCTTCTAACCATCTTGGCATTTTCTTGAACCATTCTGGAAAAAACTTGTTTGCAGGTTGTACTGGTTCAAGGTCTGTTAGGCCAGGTACAGTACTCCACCACTCTACCTTTGGTTTTTTACTGCCTATCAATCCAGTCAATAACGTTTTCAAACTCATAGTTTAAACTCTCTTGTAATTTTGTGTTATCTGCACAGGTATATGCCTGATAATTTTTTGCAATATCTTTAGGCATGGGTATTAGATCAACATTTACACCATATTTGTCAGCAACTTTATCTGCAATAGTTTTAAAACTTGTTGCCTCTCCTGTACCTACATTGAATATTCCGCTTTTATCAACATCTAGCATTTTTGCATGAACTTTGCAAACATCTTCAACACTAACAAAGTCACGTTTATAATTTTCACTGTTTTCGAATAACTTAATATTTTGATTTGCTTTTGCTTGTTTAGTAAATTTGCTTACAGGACTCATTTGATCACCTTTGTGATCTTCGCCATTACCAAAAACATTAAAATATCTAAATCCTTGTATATTAATTCTAAAGTCTTTACTATAACTTTTAACAAATCTATCTACTAGGTACTTTGACCAAGCATATGGACTCTCTGGATGCAAGTCTGCGTCTTCATTAAAGTCATTTGTGTTACCATATAGGTTTGCAGTGCTAGAGTATTGCATACTTGTACCCATCATATCACACAATTCAATTAGTTTTAAAGTAAAGTCTGTATTTTGTTGCATAATTTTTTCAACATCTTTTTCAGTTGTACTACTAATAGCACCACAATGAATTACTCTATCACATTGTGCAGGATCAGGATACTTATTAGGGATATATTCCCAACCTTCAACTTGGTGTCCTATGCTTACGAGATATCCAGCAAGTTGTGATCCTATAAAACCATCAGTTCCTGTGACTAGTATTTTCATTGTTTAATCTTTTCTATAGTTTCTGTTGTACTATGTCCTTCGATTGTAGGAAAAATTACAACTTTTGCTAATTCATTGCCTACAGTGGTTTCAGTAGTATAGTCACCACCCTTAACTATTACGTCTGGACGTATTTTTGTTATTTCATCAATGGGAGTATCTCCATCAAATATAACAACATCATCTATAAATCCTAATTGTTCTAAAGTTTCTTTCCTTTTGAATTCACCGTTAATGGGTCTTGTTTCGCCTTTTAAACGTTTAACACTTGCATCGCTGTTTATACCTACTATTAACCTTTTGCCTAGTGTAGCGGCGTGTCTAAGCAGTTTTAAATGGCCAGTATGTAGTATATCAAACACTCCATTAGTCCATACAATACCTTTATTTAGGTCGTCTTCTGTAACTATTGTTACTCCACGTTTTTCAACTACTCTTGAAGCACCATAACAAGCAACTTCGCATGATTCAGGAACACTTTTTCCTTTATGTAAACCGTGTGTAATAATTGCCATGACTGTATCACCTGCACCAGACACATCTGCAACTTCTTGTACGTCTTCTTTACAATGCCAATGTTCTGTTGCGTTAACAATATGAATACCATTGGCACCATCAGTTACTACTAACCATTCCCAAGCGTATTCTTTTAAAAAATCTTGTGCGGCCACATAACTGAATTCGCCAAACCATTCAGTATATTCTTTCATGTTTGGTTTTACTAAAAATGCACCTCTATAGTAAGAAGGAGATTGCTTAGGATCAACTAAAACTTTTGCACCTTTGGCTTTTGCCTTTTTTACTGTCTGTTCAGTTATAGCACCTTTGTTGTAATCACTTATTACCACTAAATCATTGTGCTGAATACTATTAATAAATCTTTCTTCTGCTTGAGTACAATCACATATTGCGTCTGTATCAAATCTACAAATTTGTTGACCTTGTGTACTTACAATTCTTACCTTGCTTGTTGTTGCTTCCATACAACTTGACAAATAAGAATTAACTTTTGTGTCTTTTATTAAATCTAAAAATGCAAAACCTTGTTTGTCATTTCCTAAAGGTCCATATAAATCAACTTCACCGTTTATACTTGCAAGGTTGACTGCTAAATTACCTGCACCACCAACGTTTCTTTTATAGCCTGTTTCTACTAAAACTGGAACCGGAGCCTCAGGACTTATTCTATCTACAGAACCTATTCTCCATTCATCAAGCATTACGTCACCGTAAACTAAAATGGCCATTTACTTCTCCAATAGTTGAATTAAATCAAATACAGTTTCTAATTTTGTTTGATTAGTTTTATTTTGTAAGGTGTTCTTCAATCCCATGTGCAATGGTTTAGGCCATTTATTAAAACTTGACCAAGCATATCCATCATGCTCTTCATTCAATACAGGAATAAATTCTTCATGAACTACAACAAGATATGTATGGAACTTAAATTTTTCGTCTGTGCTCACAAATGTTTCTAAAGGAATTGTTTTAGCAATTTTTGGTAATGTACCAATCTCTTCTTTTATTTCTCTTTGTAGACTTTCCCATGGAGTTTCTTTGGAATTGTTAGTACCACCAACTAATCCCCAAACATTGTTCTGTTTGCTCTGTACTCTATGTAGAAACAAAAAACGTTTAGTTTTTAATGAATAGAATAAGGCTCCACTGCAAATAATATCTTGACTCATACTATTAATTATTTAAAATAGTAGGTGCCAAGTGCCGTTTCGGTATTCGCCTTCGAAAGATAGCACCCATTCTGTACCAGTCCATTTATATTGGATGCCTGTATTAAGATTAGTTTGGTAAATTATATCACTATTAGCACTAGCATCAAATAAGATTGCCCATGCTGTTCCTGTCCATTCTACAATATCATTTTCACTTGCTACAAAGTCAGTGTTATCTGCATTTTTCCAAGCATCTGGACCGTCTGTGTTGCCTGTATTACCAATATCCCCTAATAGTAAGAATCTTGTACCTGGTGTTTTTTGTACTGTAGGATTAAATGTTGCAGGATCTATAATATAATCAACTTTACTTCTATTGCCAGTTGAACCTGCAATAACTTTGTCTGTTGGAAATGTATCAGTGTCCCAATTAATAATTAAGTTTCTTTCATCTGTTGTATCAATTGCCGCTGATCCGTTTATACTTGTTGTTCTACCTGTTCTTGATAATTGTATTTGACTTAACCCTGATCTAAATTGTTCAGGCATTGCATCTACGTATTGCGTCCAAGTAACACCTCCAATTTTTCCTTTATGGATTAATTTTGCTACATTACCCATTACTAATAAATCTAAATTATTATAAGTTGTAACACGAACACTTGCAGTGTCTTTACGTTTAGATTTGTTTGCATCTTCAAAGTCAGTAGTTGGACTTTCAGCACCGCCATCACTATATGCTTTAAGTTCAGGCATACTTTCGCCTAAGTCTATTGTTCCACGGCTTTCGTCAAATATACTCATTACGATATTTGTAATGACTCCAAGTTTTTTAACTTTAGTAGGAGGTGAAATATAAATTGGTGTTTTAACTGATAGTTGACTAACATCTATTTCGTTTTCTGTTCCTACAGGAATACTTCTTGAACTAAAATTTACTGTTTCTAATTCAACAACACTTAAACTTGTCCAGTCTACATAGTTGTCAGTTGTTTGTATTTCTAAACTAGGATTAAACATCATTAAAATTTGTTCCATAATTTGTAATTTTTGATCTGTATTAGTAGACCAAATATCAGCAGTCATTTCTAACGTATATGGAGTTGGCATTAAACGTTCAACTGTTACATTTTTACCTTGTGTGTTTAAATATTCTTTACCTGTGCTATCATATGAACGTTCTCTAAGATGTACTTTACTAACAAATGTACTATCACTAATTCTATCTCTATCTAATTGTAATCCTGATATGTAGACACTTATTCTTGGAGCACTAGGTATTTTGTTTTCTGAATTATCTCTCATGATGTGTCCAACCTGTCTAGTTATATCTCCATACATGACAGGGACTTTTACTAAAGCACCTTTACCGTCCTTATAGGTAAAGTTACTCAAAAGTCTAATCATTTGAGTGACATATCTTCTTATTTGACCATCATAAAAATGTTGCATTAATTATCCGCCTTAGGTTTAAGTGCTTTTGAAAGTGCTTGTCTTTCAGTTACTGTTTCACCACCTATTGTTGATGTAGTTGTGTTGTTTATAAATGTTCCTTTTTGTGTTCTCTTGTTAGGACTGTTAGTTAAGTTATGTCTTACAGCATCTTCTACTTTAACCCAACGTCTACTATCAAATCTAAATAATCTATTTGGCATAAAATCTGTCCTTAGGAAGTAATCTCCTTCTACACTTGCAGTTGGGAAACTAATACCATGTCCAAATACTTCACCATTTGGTGCAAGTCCATCACCTATTAAGTAACCTTGATAACCACTACGTTCTGGAGTTTGATTTACTCTACTTGCATCTAAGTTTCCACTGTTAACACTTGCATCTATTGTTGCTTCATCGGCAGTTACAAGTTCTGGATTATTCTCTGCATCTACTTGTAATGTATATAAGTGTGATGTGTCATATCCTGACTTAGGTGCATCTGCTTCTGCTTGTGATACAACAGCATCATTAATTTGCATCTCTCTTTCATAAGTAGAAAGTACATCTCGCAATGTTTGTGAAGAACCTTCTTCACTTGGTAAATCTAATATTTCTTTAAATTCTTGTGAATCAACTATTTGCTTCATTTTGATTCTATATATGTGCGGATACCATGTTTGTGAAAAACCTTCACTTGCACGATTTACATCTTCAACTACATAAAATCTTTTTAATGCCACACTATAATCATTTAGTGCGTGTTCATCTTTAAGGTGTGGTAATTCTAATACATCACCTGACATTATTTTTCTGCCTAAAGTTTTTACACTATAATTAATAGGCAATGTCATAAACAATGTATCATTCTGTAAAAATAAACCAAATTGGCTCATGTCAAAATCTACATCTTGTACATTGTAAATTCCACGCATAACATATACATCAGGATCATACTTTCTATCACGGTTTTCCATGAAAAGCATATCTTGAATATTCGTTTCTTTGACTGCATTGTACCTTGGTTGGTCAGCAGTAGCATCTGCTTCATCGGGATTCTTAGGTCCTAGATATTTGTGTACAAATACATCAGTGCCACCAACAGTGAACATCTCCTGTATGGTTTTATCTAGAAATTCGTAATCTTTCCCTTTTTCGGGTTTGTATAAACTCAGTCTTGGCATAGTAATAGTATTTATCGTTCGACTAAATACATATAAGATGAGTGATATTGTAACCCAAAAACAAGAGATATTCGATTACGTGTCCGCAATGCTAGGCGGGGGCATGATCGACGTTGAATTAGACCCTCAACACTATGAGATCTCACTACGTACAGCATTTGACAAATTCCGTCAACGGTCAGATAATTCTGTTGAAGAAAGTTATGTGTTTTTAGACACTGTTATTGACCAGAATGATTATACGTTGGCAAATGAGATTGTTGAAGTAAGAAAACTTTTCAGACGAAGCATTGGTAGTAGAACTGGTGGTGGAGATGGTGGTACATTATTTGAACCATTCAATCTTGCATATACAAACACCTACTTACTTTCTAGTTCTAACATGGGTGGACTAGCAACTTATAATATGTTTGCAAGTTACCAAGAATTAGTAGGTAGAATGTTTGGATCTTTCATTGAATTTAAATGGAATACCACAACTAAAAAACTAACTTTGTTACAAAGACCAAGAGCAGAAGAAACTATACTTTTATATGTTTACAATCATAGACCAGATAGTGAACTAATGAATGATTACCTTGCAAAGCAATGGATCAAAGATTATACATTAGCAAAATGTAAGTATATGTTAGGCGAAGCAAGAAGTAAGTTTGCCACTATTGCTGGTCCACAGGGTGGATCAACACTTAATGGTGATGCACTCAAACAAGAAGCACAGGCAGAACTAGATAAATTAGAAGAAGACCTAAAACTGCAGGTTGCAGGCGGACAAGGTTACGGTTTCACAATCGGCTAAAAAGTTCTTGACATCCACTAAATTTTAGTATATACTAACTAGATAACATTAGGAATATACTCGCATGATAATTGGCATTTGCGGATTAATTGGATCCGGTAAAGACACAGTAGCACAAACATTAATAGATAACCATCAATTTGTAAAAACTTCATTTGCGGATAAGTTAAAAGACGCAGTTGCGGCCATGTTTAATTGGGATAGAGAATTGCTAGATGGTAAAACAGATAAATCACGTGATTGGCGTGAACAAAAAGATGAATTTTGGACCAAAGAAACTGGTCGTGAAATAACACCAAGATTAGTACTACAAGAATTTGGTACAGAGTGTATGCGTAATGGGTTCTTTGATGGTATTTGGGTTAGTTTAACAAAGCAACAACTTATACAAAATCCTGATACAAACTTTGTTATTACAGATGTAAGATTTCCTAATGAAGCAAAGATGATACTTGAAACAGGTGGACAAGTTTGGCGTGTAAAACGTGGATTAGATCCTATGTGGTTTAGAGTATATCAAGATATAGGTGTTGAACCTAAAGATGTCCACCCTAGTGAATGGGCATGGGCAAATACACACTTTGATGTTATCATTGAAAATAACGGTACATTAGAAGAACTTAAAAGTCAGGTACAAGGTCGCCTTGTTTCCAACGCGAACCCACACGTTGCATAGTTCTTTGACAGTTAGCACACACAGTCTTTAAATTACTAAAATGCACATCATTTAAATTACCATTGATATGGTAAACATTGAACTGAACTTCTTCACCTTTAAAGCCACACTTATCGCATTCTGTTTTCATACGGTATCCGGCTTTATACCAGTTAGGTACTCCATGGCTTTTGCCATTGTGTAGACACGTTTCACATTGTTTCCTATAATAAGTTTTATTACCTTTCTTATAGTTGACTGCCGCCGGTCTTTGTTTACAATAGTTACATAAAGGTCTGCTCATAATAGTATTTACCTCACCTTTTTGCCCCCTTTTTCAGGCAGTATTTACACTAGATTTTGGAAGAGTTGTATAAATACTAATAACATAAGATCCAATAGGAGAACAAAAAATGGCAAATTTAGTATCACCAGGTGTACAGGTTAGTGTTATAGACGAATCGTTCTATACCCCGGCTGAACCAGGCACTACGCCGATGATTTTTGTTATCACTGCACAGGACAAGAAAAACGGTAGTGGTACAGCAACAGCGGCAGGAACAACAAAAGCAAAAGCAGGAACACCATACTTAATAACTTCACAAAGAGAGTTAACAGAAACTTTTGGTGACCCAACTTTTTATACAGATTCAAACAACAATCCAATTCATGGTGGAGAACTTAATGAATACGGATTACAAGCGGCATACTCATATTTAGGTGTAGCCAATAGAGCATACATTACTAGAGCAGATGTAAACACAACTGAACTAGTTGCAACTGCTAACGCACCAGCGGCAAATCCAGCGGCAGGTACATATTGGTTTGACACAGGAAATTCAAGATATGGTATATTTGAATGGAATGGCTCATCTGCAACAGTAACAGGTGGACAATCTTTTACAAATAAGATTCCGTACATTATTACATCAACTACAGAACAAGTTGGTAACGTAGCATCAGGTGATCCAAAAACATCTGTAGGAGCAGTTGGTGATTATGCTCTTGTTACAACAACTACTGTAAACAAATTATACTACAAAAACTCCGATGGTAACTGGGTAAAAGTTGGAACTAGTGCATGGGTAGGTAGCCATCCTGCTGTGACTGGATCTACAAGCAATCCAACTGTAACAGGCTCAGCAACTATGGTAATTAACTCTACAACAATTACAGCAAGTGGTACTGCATTATCAAATGTCGTAAGTGATATTAATGGTGCTGGTATATCTGGTGTAAGTGCAAAAGCAGTTAACGGTAGATTAGCAATTTTCTCAACAACAAATAACATTGTTATTGCTGAAGGTAACGGATTACTAGCAGAGGTAGGAATTACAGCAGGTACTTATTACTTGCCTAAATTAAATATTGCTCCTCATACAAGTGTTCCAGAATTTAAATCAACAGACACAAATCCAAGACCAACTGGATCTGTTTGGTTTAAAACTTCACAAAGCAACTTAGGTGCAAATCTTAAAGTTAAAAACTTTAACGGTAACACAAACCTTTGGACAGATATTGGTGCTCCAATTTACGCAACTAACATGGCGGCGTTAAAAGCACTTGATTCAACAGGTGGTGGATTAAACCTAGCAGTTGGTACTGTATATGTACAGTCAAACACAACTGAAGCGGCGGCTGTTGAGGCAGACTTTAAAATCTTTAGACGTAAAAACACAGGTTCAACTACTGTAACTTCAAGCATAATTGCGGCACAGGTTTCAGCAGGAACTTATGCATTTACAATTAGTGAATCAACTACAAACTCAGACGCAATGTCAAGTCCAGTAACAGTAAGTATTACTCCAACTGGGGCGGCAACTGACTCAGAAATACTAGCGGCAGGAATTAATGGTGCTGGTTTAACAAATGTTAGTGCAAGTGTTGATTCAAGCAACAGAGTTGTTATTGCTCATAACGATGGCGGTGACATTAGATTAGTTGACACAAACGGCGGTTTAGCATTATACGGTTATGCGGCATACGTGAGTGCATCAAGTGGTACAGCAAACTTATACTTTGTACCAGGCACAAACAGTTCAACAAATCCTAAGCAGTTTTTAGCAAGTAACTGGCAGGTATTAACTTACACTGCAAGTTCATCGGCTCCAACTGCTTTAACAACTGACAATACTTTATGGTACAATTCAGTTGTTGATGAAGTAGACTTACTAATCCACAATGGTACAGATTTTGTAGGATATCAAAACTATCAGTCAGGAAGTATTAACTATAATACAACTGATCCATTAGGACCACAAGTAAGTGCAACAGAACCAACTACACAGTCAGATACTTCTGCACTAGTAGAAGGTGATGTTTGGATTTCAACAGCAGACTTAGAAAACTATCCTAAGATTTATGTTTGGAATGCAACTACTTTAAAATGGGTATTAAAAGATAACACAGATCAAACTACAGAAGACGGCGTTCTTTTTGCTGACGTAAGATACAATACAAGCGGTGCTACAAGTGGTACACAAGGAACTATTGTTTCATTACTAACAAGCAACTACATGGACACTGACGCTCCTGATCCAGCACTATATCCAAAAGGTATGTTGTTATGGAATACAAGAAGAAGCGGATTCAACGTTAAGAAATTTAGAAGAAACTACGTTGATACTACTGCAAACAACTTACGTGGTAGTGATGCAGGCAACAGTATGTCAGCATACTACGAACATAGATGGGTAACTGAAAGTGCAAATCAATCAGATGGAGCAGGTTCATTTGGTAGAAAAGCACAAAGAAAAGTAATTGTACAACAATTACAATCAATGGTTAATAGCAACCAAGAAATTAGAGATGATGAATCAAGAATCTTTAACTTACTTGCTACACCAGGATATCCAGAACTAATTGGTGAGATGAAATCATTAAACAGTGATAGAGGCTTAACAGCATTTATCGTTGGTGACTCTCCATTCAGATTAACAAGCGATGCAACAACTTTAAACAATTGGGGTAAGAATGTTAATTTGGCAACAGAAGATAATGATAACGGACTTGTTACAAGTGATGAATACTTGGGCGTATTTTATCCAAGTTTATTTACTAGCGACAACGCAGGTAATAATGTAACTGTTCCGGCATCACATGGTATCTTAAGAACCATTGCACTCAGCGATCAAGTATCTTATCCATGGTTTGCTCCAGCAGGAACAAGACGTGGTGGAATAACAAATGCAAGTGCTACAGGTTTTATTGATAGCGAAGGTGAATTTAAGTCAATCGCATTAAACGAAGGACAAAGAGATACACTTTACTCTAACAATGTTAACCCAATTACATTCTTAACTGGTGCTGGACTTGTTAACTTTGGTCAAAAGACTAGAGCCGCAAATGCTAGTTCATTAGATAGAATTAATGTAGCAAGACTTGTAATATATCTAAGATCACAACTTAACAAGTTGGCTAAACCTTATATCTTTGAACCAAACGATAAGATTACACGTGATGAGATCAAAGCACAGGTTGATTCATTGATGTTAGAATTAACAGGTCAAAGAGCACTGTACGACTTCTTAGTAGTGTGTGATGAAAGTAACAACACACCAGCAAGAATAGACAGAAACGAACTATATGTAGACATAGCAATAGAACCAGTGAAAGCAGTGGAATTTATTTACATTCCATTGAGACTTAAAAACACTGGAGAAATAGCGGGCCTATAATATGATAAATAAAAGTAATAGGAGCAAATAATGGCAATTTCAACACTCTCAAGATTAACAGTGCCTTTAGATAGCAACGCAAGTGCATCTACTCAAGGCTTGTTAATGCCTAAACTGCAATACCGCTTTAGGGTATCGCTAGAAAATTTTGGTGTAAGTGCCCCAACAACGGAACTTACAAAACAAGTAGTAGATGTTTCAAGACCAAACGTATCCTTTGAGCAAATTACACTAGATGTATATAACTCAAAAGTATATTTGGCTGGTAAACACACTTGGGAACCAATCACACTTAACTTACGTGAAGACGCATCAAACAATGTTCAAAAATCAGTTGGCGAACAGTTACAGAAACAGTTTGATTTCTTCGAACAGGCTAGTGCAAGATCAGGTGCGGATTATAAATTCGTTACTAGAATTGAAATACTAGACGGTGGTAATGGTGAAGGTGACTCAGGAGCACAGGTGCTTGAGACTTTTGAATTGTATGGTTGCTATCTTGAGAGTGCAAACTACAATCAGTTGGCTTATGCTACTTCAGATGCAGTTACAGTTGCACTTACAATCAGATACGATAATGCAATCCAAACTCCAGAAAACACAGGAATTGGAACAGCAGTAGGTAGAGCAATTAACAGTTCTGCGGCTACTGGGGTAAGTTCAGGAACATAATAATTACTATTATACAGATTAAAGGCGCTACGGCGCCTTTTTTCTTCTTAAAAAGACCGGTCTTTTATTTGGATAAATATTAGTATGGCAAATAGAATCACTCCATTCTTAAATAATTTAGTACAAGGGGCGTTAAACCCTAAAGGTAATCTTGGTGACTATGCACACGGTGCCAGACTATATGTTGATGACGCATTTAGACTTGCTCCGAAAGTAAAATTTCTTTACCATGTAACTTTCAATATTAATACAGAAGCAAGTTCAGTGATTCCACAGTTAGCACAAAAACATAGAAATGAAATTAATATGTTAGTCAAGTCAGCAGACTTACCTAAGTATGATATTTCTACAGATGTAAAACATCAATACAACAGAAAAAGAGTTGTACAAAAAAGAATTGACTATGCTCCAATTACAATTAGATTCCATGATGATAATCAAGGTGTTACAACTGCAATGTGGGAAGCATATTATAGATATTATTACAAAGATGGAAACTATGGGGGAGTAGATGCCGCTGGTAGTCCCGATACCAGTAAAAAAGATCCTTACGATAAGTTTAATGCATTTAAAAAGGATTTCAAATATAGATATGGTTTTGATAATGATAGTTCAAAGTCATTCTTTGATAGTATTGTAATCTATCAAATGGCAAGACAAGAATATACAAGTTTTACTTTAGTTAATCCAATGATTAGTAGTTGGTCACATGATACAATGGATCAAGCAGTTAGCGAAGTAGTTGAATCACAAATGCAATTACAATATGAAACTGTTTGGTATTCAAGAGGAAAAGTAGTTGAAGGTGTTGCACCTAAAGGGTTTGCATCTGAACATTATGATCTTACACCAAGTCCATTAAGTTTAGCAGGTGGTGGAGCAACACGTTTGTTTGGTCAAGGTGGTATTGCCGCAGGTGCTCAGTCTGTATTTGGAGATCTTCAAGGTAACACAGTAGATTTAAATACGATATTAACAGCGGGTAACGTAATACGTAACACAAAAAATTTAAGCAAAGACGGAATAAGACAAGAAAGTTTCGGCATATTAAAAGATGCGATTGGAGAGTCAGCAGGTATAGATGTAAGTGGTGTTGCAAACACAGTGTTTCCTAAAAACGGAGGCAGTGGTGGGTTAACATCAGAAACAAAAGCAGTAATAGGTGTAGGTGCAGTTGCGGCCGTTAGTAAACTAGCAGAAAAGTTTCCTAACGTAAGTGATGCAACAACTTACTTAAACAATAACGAAACTGCATTAAATGATGTAACAAAAGCAACAACATTTAAAGCACAGCATTTGGCAAACGGAGGTAGTGCAAACATGAACGATATTAACACTGCCTATGAAGCATTATCAGATACACAAAAAGCAAATTTAAATGCTACAACTATTAATGATTTGCCAAACATATTAAATTCTAACTCTGGAGTAACAGTATAATGTCAGTCGATCAATTTCAGTCAACTAACAATCAAGATATACAAGCAGGTAATTTACCAGCAACTGAGAATCCAGCAGATAGTCAAAGAAAAGTAAGAAAGTTTTTTGATAATTTTTATCAAGGTCAATTATCATATCCTAGTAATGAAGTAGATGCAGTAATTGGTTTCTTTGAAAAAAGAGGCTTTGATAAAATTAGTGCAACTAGTGTCGGCAGTATGATTTTGCAACAAGCAAAAATAGACGACATAAATGTTTTTCAACTTCTTGATACACTTAAAGGTACAGACGATGTTAAGTTGAGTAGTGTAGTAACAGAACTACTAAACTACAATAGACAAAAAATTAGCACACTCGGTTTCAAGGTTGATGCCGACGCAGGTACTTGGAGTGAAAAACGAAACATAATGGTGTAATGCCATGGCTAAATTTGCACAAGGTAGATACACCTTAAAGTTTCCACAAAAATACGTAGGTAGAAAAACTCCTTTATACAGATCAAGTTGGGAGTTTGCATTTATGAAATTTTGTGATGAGAATCCTAACGTGGCAAAGTGGGCAAGTGAAAGTATTCGTATTCCATATAAAAATCCTTTAACAGGAAAACATACAATATATGTTCCTGATTTCTTTATTGCTTATGCAGATAGAAAAGGCAAACAACGTGCAGAACTAATTGAAGTAAAACCAGAGAATCAAACATTAAGAGAAAATGTTGGTAAGAGCAAATTCAATCAAGCACAATACGTACAGAACATGGCAAAGTGGGAAGCCGCTAGGGCATGGTGTAAGCAAAAGGGACTGTATTTTAGGGTCATTTCCGAGAAAGACATTTTCCACCAAGGTACTCGCAAGTAGATAAATAATAGTAGCAGTTAATTGAGATACAAATGACCAAAAAATTAGAAGAATTATTAAATTTACCTGATAGCCAAGAGATTGTAAAAGAAGATCAAGATAAGGCTACGAAAGAAGCAGGGAAAGAGATTGCCGAACAGGAAGAGACTAGACGCAGTATAGCAGAACTAGATAAAATCAGTTCAGCACTTCCACAGGTAAAAGGTCTAGGCGAAATGGCTGATAAAGAGTTAAATGAAGTATCAGACAAAGCAATGCAGGCATATGAAGATTTAATGGATCTTGGAATGAATGTAGAATCACGTTATAGTGGTAGGGTATTTGAAGTAGCAGGACAAATGCTAAAGACAAATTTAGATGCCAAAACAGCGAAATTGGACAAAAAGTTAAAAATGGTTGAACTACAACTACGCAAAGAGAAGCAAGATAAGGACGCAGGACCTGAATCTAGCACTATTGCAGGCGACGGATATGTTGTTACAGACCGTAATAGTTTGATCGAAAAACTTAAAAATATGGATAAATAAAAATATAAGGACAGTGGATATGAAAGATTTTAAAACATACCTAGCAGAATCAAAAAAAACTTACACGTTTAAGATTGGTGTTGCAGGCGAATTACCAGAACATACAGCAGATCACTTTGAGTCTGCATTAGCAAAATTTGGATTAGTAAATATGAGTCCATTTAAAAAGACTCCTATTACTAAACGTCCTTTAGATTTTCCACAGTTAGAAAACGTAGAAGTACATTACACTGAAGCAGAAGTATCATATCCAACTACTGATCATGTATTGTATGAATACTTACTTCAAATGTGCAACGTGGATAAAGCACATTTAATAATTCGCAATGCTAACGCTCCACAAGAAGAGTATCAAGCAGAGCGAGAAAACCAACCATACGAGACTAAACTAGAAACTCCAGAGATGGAACAAGCGGCCAGCAACGCACAGGAAACTGTAGGTGTTAGTCGTGCAATGGACTTACTTAAAGAATTAGAAAGTTACAGAGCAGAAAGAGAAGTTAAGTCCGACGGTGGTACCATTAAAGGCGACCAGCCAAAGATGAGCAACGAACCAGACGGCTCAATAGGAACAAAAAGTCCAATAGGGAGTTAATTATGAAACTAGACGACATTTATAAAACGGTTGAGGCGTGGGACAAAGAAATTAAGAAAGAATTATCTGAGACTGCAAGTGCTTCAATTAATATGTCAGGCGATAACGCAGAAGATGTTATCAAACTGATGAACGCATTAAAAGGCGAAAAACAAGCAGATTCAATGGATAAGATGCCAGTTGCAATTAAAAAAGGTCCAGAGATGGAACCAGTTGATAGCATGGCTAAATTAAGAGATTTAGTAAAAGGTCCTGAACAAGGTCCAATGGACAAACCAGAACCAATGGATATGAAAATTCCAATGAAGATTGATGCTGAAGCAGATGAAGTTGTACCAGAAGAAGAATGGGACAATTCACCTGACGAAGATTACAAAGACGCAAACTACATGAACAAAACTTTATCAGGTGGTAGTGAACAAGGTGTTAAAAAATCTTATCCAAAAGTTGCAGGCGGAGATAATCCAATGGCACTTGAAGATGAAATTCGTGCAGAACTTTCAGCGGCATTGGCAGAAAAAATGCAAGACGTAGCAGAAACTGATTGCGGTTGTGATACTCATGAAGACCATGATGATTGCAACGATGACTGTCCACCACACAGTGTTAACGAAGCAAAAGAAGGCAAAATGCCATCTAAAGCACACGTTAAGAAAATGTGTAAGGATGGAAAGTCCGAAGCAGAAATGTTGAAAATGCACCCAGATGCAGATAAAGATAAATTAAAGGCAATGATCAAAGATTGCAAAAAAGAAATGAAAGAATCTGTAGAAGAAGGCAAGTTTAAAAAGACTGGCAAAGACGGTGACGGAGCATTTGATGAATCAGGTTGCGTTGGCGAAATGAAAAAACTTAAAGCAAGTGGTTGTGCAAAACATGAAATGTACGACAAAGTAGCAGAAAAATATGGTTGCAGTAAAGGCCAATTTGAAAAACTCTACGCATCAAATTGCGGTTAATTTAATATAACACAATTTCACAAACTCAAATAGGCGCTACGGCGCCTATTTTTTTGGTTAAATACTAATATGAGCAATAAAAGTTTGGACGGTGTCTTAACCAAAAAAGCACACGTTAGAGATAAGTTCAGCAATGAACAAATAGAAGATTTACAAAAATGTTTAGATCCCGAGACAGGTTATCTATTCTTTTGCCAAAAATTCTTTAACATTCAACATCCTGTTGAAGGTAAGATGTTGTTCAATCCTTTTGAATATCAAACTAAACTTTTAAACAGTTACCATAGTCATAGATTCAATGTTAATATGTTACCAAGACAAAGCGGAAAGACAACAACTGCCGCAGGTTATCTACTGTGGTATGCAATGTTTCATCCAGACCAAACTATACTAATTGCCGCACACAAATATTCAGGTGCACAAGAAATTATGCAACGTATTAGATATGGATATGAATTATGTCCTGATCATATTAGGGCAGGAGTCACAAACTATAATAAAGGATCAATGGAGTTTGAAAATGGGAGCAGAATTGTTAGTGCTACAACTACTGGAAATACTGGTAGGGGTATGTCTATTAGTTTACTATATTGTGATGAGTTTGCGTTCGTGAATCCAAGTATTGCAGATGAGTTTTGGACTTCGATATCTCCAACATTAGCAACAGGTGGTCGTGCAATTATTACGTCAACACCTAACAGTGATGAAGATACATTTGCAAGAATATGGAAAGACTCACAAAATAAATTTGACGAACATGGCGAAGAACAAATTATAGGGATAAATGGTTTCCATGGATTTACTGCCGCTTGGGACGAGCATCCTGATAGAGATGATGAATGGAAACAAAAAGAATTAGGACGAATAGGGGAAGAAAGATTCAGACGTGAGTATGGTTGTGAATTTTTAGTTTATGATGAAACACTTATAAGTTCGATAAAATTATCTCAACTAAAAGGTGTAGAACCTATTTTAAGAATGGGACAAACACGTTGGTACAAAAAGCCAACACCAGATTACAGTTATGCAGTTGCATTAGATCCTGCAATGGGTACAGGTGGAGATTATGCGGCCATACAAATATTTGAACTACCATCATATGAGCAAGTAGGAGAGTGGAGACATAATACTACTCCTATACCAGCACAAATAAGAATATTAAAAGATATATGTGATTATATAAAAGTAGAAACAAAGACAGAAAACAATAGTAACATATATTGGACAGTTGAAAACAATACAATTGGTGAAGCCTGTTTGATTGTAATTAATGATATGGGCGAAGAAAACATACCAGGACTGTTTGTAAGTGAGCCAATTAAAAAAGGACACATAAGAAAATTTAGGAAAGGATTTAATACTACCCACAGAAGTAAAACAACTGCTTGTAGCAAACTAAAGAGTATGGTTGAAAACGATCATATGAAAGTTCACAGTGCACCTTTGATTACAGAACTTAAAGGATTTGTAGCCGCAGGTACTGGTTTCAAAGCAAAACCAGGTGAAAATGACGATTTAGTAAGTGCAACACTACTTGCTATACGTATGATGAATGTTATGAAGGATTGGGATCCAAGGATATATCAAACCTTTAAAGCAGACGCAACAGACGAAGAAACAGTACCCCCAATGCCAATCTTCGTAAGTGGCATATATTAGATAAATATTTGTATGATAAAACTTGATGTAATTGCACAGGATCTATTCAATAAGATTAGAGGACGTTTTCCGAGTATCACTATTGGTACGTCGGAAGGAACCGTTACCAACGATCCTAAAGAAGCAAGGTTTTTTGATTTTAATTTTAGAGAAGGCGCTAAAGTCAACGTAACATTAGATGATAAAAACTTAACAGTCATGTATAATGATTCACTTATAGAAAAAGAATCAGACATGGTTAAAAAGGGTTGGTTTGACTTCATGAAAGAGATGAGGCAGTTCGCTAAAAAACGTATGTTGCAATTTGATACAAGAAATATAACTAAGAATAACTTAGACAAACGTGATTACGATTACCAAGTTAAAAACAGACCCGGAGAACAACAAATGAGTGAATCAACAATGTACGGAACTAGCAGAAATAGTATCCAGGATGTAGGCAATGCGAGAGTGCTTGTCAAACATTCAAGAGCAGTTAACCAGGAACAGCCTGGAGCAAGAACAAGAGACATCCACAGTTTATATGTAGAAAGTGGAGAAGGTGAAAGATTTAAATATCCGTTCAGACATTTGAATGGTGCTAGAGCAATGGCAAGACACGTTGCTGAAGGCGGAAATCAATATGACGACTTTGGAAAGTATATCGTTTCACTCAGCGAAGAACTTTCTAACTTACGTAAGTTTAAAACTTACATGAATCGTTCAGCAGTAATGGCAGAGGGTCTACGTGATTACATGGGCGTTGTAAATGAAAGAATTGACACAGTAAAAGATACAATTCTTAAATTGCAAAAAGAAACACATTACAAAGAATCATTCAAAGACTTTGCTCCGACAGTTAATGAAGAAGTTCCAGAAGATATTTCAAACAGTTGGATTGATGAATTAACTATCAGACAATTTAATGAAGACCTTAAGAGTGTGTTCCCTTACATTTACAAATTAGTAAGCGAAGCAAACAAAGTTAAAGAATTAGGTCCAGAGGATTTAGATGAAGTTTCAAGTATGGGCATGAACAAGTACGGACTTGCGGCAAGTAAGATTGGTGGTAAGTTTAAGTCTTATCAACATGGTGAACTTACAGGTGAGTTTGACAGCATGGAAGAATTACAAAAGCATCAAATGGAACTTGTTAATAAGGCAGATGATAAAAAAGAAGCAAGTGGACCAGAAGGCGGAATGGAACCACACGCACATAAATTTTACATCGATGGTGACTATGATCAAGACAGAGGCATCTCTGATAAAGATTGTGAACAAATGGAAATGGCTTGTAAAAAGGCTGGCATCGAATGTAAATGTGAGCCAGATGAAATGAGACAGGGCGGTGTAGTAATACACACTATGGCACCACGAGATGCAGTAATGGATGTATTGGACAAAGAAGGTTACAATGTTGAAGAAGCAATTATTGAACCAGCAGACGACTTTGCAGATAGAATTAATTCTATCAATCCTAAACATGATGCTCCAGTACAAGAAGCACGTGAATTGGGTCGTGTAGATAAAATGATTTTGGCCAAACTGATGAAAGAGTTAGACGGTTATAAATCAATGATTGATAGTGAAACAGATCGAGATGACAAAAAGATGTATAAAGAACGTTTGAGAGATCTTGAGTCCATGATCAAAAATGTCACACACGGAAGACCTATAGACACAGCACTTCAAGATGAACTATCTGATATGTATGATGCAGTCAATGATGCAGTCAAAGGCGTCAATGAAGCAGTTGACAAGTCAGCATTAGAGGCTTGGTACAACAAGTACAAAAAATATCAAGGTAACAACGGCGACGAATTACCCCAAGGTATGTTGAGAGGTCACATAGACACAGGCATATTAACTGATGGCGTGGAAGACAATGAATTCGCAAAAGCAGTAACAATGCTTGGTGGTGACAGAAGCAAAGCCGAAGAAGAACTTTTTGATGATCCAGAAAAATTTGCAAAAATGTTGCCTATCACAAATGCTATGCAAGAAGACTACAAGAAAGTAATGGGCGTATCTGAAATTGACGAAGACAACTGTACAGAAGCGGCAAAGATTTTAGGTGAAGACATTGTAGGCTTTGGTGTTGCAGAAAGTCCTACAACTGAAGGTAATGAGTTTGCACAAAAAGTACGTGAACTTAAAGCCAAAGGTGCAAAGCCAGGAACTAAATTTAAAACTTCAGATGGTGAAGAACATACGTTAGAACAAGCAATTACAAAAGTAGGTTTAAATGTAGAAGACTTTTTCACAGCAGAAGAACTTGCAACAGAAAATCCAATGACACAGGCAGACTTAGACAGTGAAAGATTTGGAGAGTTACATGACTTTGAAGAATTCAAAGATGCAGTAATGAGCGATATCGAAGATCCAAAAGGTGCATACGCAGGCAAAGACAAAAAAGAAATTATTGCTATGCTACGTAAAGAAGCAGACTCAATTGGATATGCTGATGTATCAGATGGAGATAGACGTCCAGAAGAGCCAACTTGGTTAAACAAGATTGCTGACGATATGGAAAATGAAAAAACTCCTGATCAAACTGAAGAAGAAGATCCAGATACAGAGTTTACAAGATGGCTTAAATCAAATTATAATAAATCTCCAAGAGATTTAAAAGGTGACGAATACGTAAAAATGTCAAAAGAGTTTCAAGCATCAAAGAAAAAAGAAGGTGACGAAACTGAAGAGCCTGAAATTGATTTAGAAGAATTTGTAAAAAGTTTATATGACTACACATCAAATAGTTTTCCAAAAGGTGAAACAGCAGTACTAACAGCAGTAGAAAAGAAATACGGCGACAATGCTATGAAACCCGCGGCAGAAATGATGAAAGAGTTAGTAACAGGACAAGATCAAGAAATGGAGAGAATCAAGAAATTAGCAGGTGTATAAGTTTTTAACTAAACATATATACAATGCAATTAAATGATTTATTTCCAACTCCAGTACTAGTAGCAGACATAGACAAACCAATTGCTGATGAAGTTGAATCAGCAGTAGTAAATCGTTTGGATAAACTTGCTAGACATAAAAATCAAAATAGTGATTTCCATGAAAAGGATAAACTATTGGATCTACCACAAGACTTACCTAAACTTTATGACTTCTTTGTTACAGGACTAAACGCATTTAAAGAACGCACAGGTCTAAAAGCAGTACAACAACACTTTACATATTGGTATCAAGACTATCGTCAAGATGGAGATCATCACTCGAGACATAATCACGGTGTTGACGGAGTAAGCGGAATATATTGGGTAAGAGCAAATGAAAAGGCTGGTCAAACAGTCTTTTATAATCCAAACAATGTTATGGAGTATGTACATCCTACTGAACAAACAAAGTATTGTAGTAATGAATTAGGGTTTCAACCACGTAAGGGTTGCTTACTTTTATTTCCGTCATACATGAATCATATGGTACTACCGAGTCCGAAAGAAGCAGTCAGAACGACCATTGCTTTTAATTTTGGACCAGGAGAAGTATAATATACCATGTTTTTGGCACATTTACACTTGACTTTATAAATAGTAGAGTGTAGTATATAAACTGTGCTACATTAAACAGGCACAAGCAACGAGGCTTAAAATTATAGGAGGCTTATTATTATGGCAACATTAGCAGAAATTCGTGCAAAACTAAAAGACCAAGAGGTCAACAAAGGCGGTTCTAACAGAGGACCATCCGATAACGCAATCTACCCATTCTGGAATTTAAAAGAAGGTGAATCTTCAACGGTTCGTTTCTTGCCAGATGGCGACTCAACTAACACTTTCTTTTGGAAAGAACGTTTGATGATCAAACTTCCGTTTGCAGGCATCAAAGGTGAGACTGACAGCAGACCTGTACAGGTACAAGTACCATGTATGGAAATGTATGGTGAGGCTTGTCCAATTCTTGCAGAAGTAAGAGGTTGGTTCAAGGATCCATCGTTAGAAGATCTTGGCAGAAAGTATTGGAAGAAAAGAAGTTATATCTTTCAAGGCTTTGTAACTGATAATGCATTACAGGAAGATGGAACTCCTGAAAATCCAATTAGACGTTTTATAATTGGACCACAGATTTTCCAACTTATTAAAAGTGCGTTAATGGATCCAGACATGGAAGAGTTACCTACAGACTATACTTCTGGGGTAGACTTTAGAATTACTAAAACTTCAAAAGGCGGTTATGCAGATTATTCAACTTCAAGTTGGGCAAGACGTGAACGTCCGATTACTGAAGAAGAAAAAGCGGCAGTAGACAAGAATGGCTTGTTTAACTTGAACGACTTTCTTCCTAAGCAACCAGGTGAAGTTGAAGTCAAGGTAATCAGTGAGATGTTTAGAGCATCTGTTGATGGTGAAGCATATGACACAGAGAAGTTTGGACAATATTTCCGTCCAGCAGGTGTTAGTGCAAGGACAGGAGATCCAAATGCTCCTACTACTCCAAAAGCGGAAACACCAAAAACAACTGCTAGTGTAGAAACTCCAGCACAGCCGGCTCCAGAGCCAGTTGCGGCAAAGGTTGAAGAAGCACCAGCGACAGCGACTGCAGAGTCTACAACTAACAATAAGGCGGAAGACATTCTTGCAATGATCCGTTCGAGACAAGGCTAATAAACTTGTAGGGAGTGTGTTAATTCACACTCCCACTTGTTAAAGAAGGAGAAGTTATGGCTAGTAAGGCATTTGACGTTTCTAAGTTTCGTAAAAACTTAACTAAATCTATTACAGGTATGAGTGCAGGATTTAACGATCCGACTGATTGGATTAGTACAGGTAACTATGCACTCAATTATTTAATTAGTGGAGACTTTAATAAAGGTGTTCCTATGGGTAAGGTAACTGTATTTGCAGGCGAAAGTGGTGCAGGTAAAAGTTATATATGTGCAGGTAACATTGTAAAGGCGGCACAGGATCAAGGTATTTTTGTTGTTCTTATTGATAGTGAGAATGCATTAGATGAAAGTTGGTTACACGCCTTAGAAGTAGACACTACACCAGAAAAATTATTAAAACTTAATATGTCAATGATCGATGACGTTGCTAAAACTATTAGTACGTTTATGACAGACTATAGAGAAACACCAGAAGAAGATAGACCTAAGGTGTTATTTGTTATTGATAGTTTGGGTATGTTACTAACACCTACTGATGTAGATCAGTTTAATAAAGGTGATATGAAGGGTGATATGGGTAGAAAACCTAAGGCACTTACTTCATTAGTACGTAATACAGTAAACATGATTGGTTCACATAACGTAGGACTAGTATGTACTAACCACACTTATGCATCGCAAGATATGTTTGATCCAGATGATAAAATATCAGGTGGACAAGGATTTATCTATGCAAGTTCGATTGTAGTAGCAATGAAGAAATTGAAACTAAAAGAGGACGAAGATGGTAAGAAAGTAACTGATGTACGTGGTATTAGAGCGGGTTGTAAAGTTATGAAAACTAGATATGCAAAACCGTTTGAAGGTGTACAGGTTAAAATTCCTTATGAAACAGGTATGAATCCATACAGTGGATTAGTTGACTTGTTTGAGAAAAAAGGACTGCTTACACAACAAGGCAATAGGCTTAAATACGTTGATTCAACAGGCAAAGAAAACTTGGAGTATCGAAAAGATTGGTCAGGCGATAAGTTAGATATAATTATGAATGACTTCGCAAACATGGCTGATGGTAAGCCAGTAGTAGAGGATGTCGTTGAAGAAACAACCGAGGAGTAATTAAGTGATAGATGCGGACTCAAGTCACGTAATTGACATTTGGAATCTGTTTAAGGAATACATAGACAAAAAGCAAATCGAAATGGTTGCAGAAAAATATGTAGATGCCTGTGCAGATATGGGTGTTAGTGACGAAACATTTAGAGACTCAATGGGAAGTTGCGATCATTTAGATGCGGCCATAAATTATTATTTGGACCTAGACGAAGATGATGACGATTTCGCAGAGGATGATGAATATTAATGTGGTATAGTAAAATATCAAAAGACATTGGTAATATTCCAGATGCTCTAATATATTACGAGAATGAACTAGCCGAAGCAAAAAGAGAAGTCGGTATCAAAGGTAATATAGAAAGAGCATCTGCGAGTATGCCAGGTATTGTCGAACAAAGATTCAATCAATTACAAGAACTTGAAGCAATATTAAACTATCTGAATATTGAGTTAAGACGTTTAAGAAGTTCTTATTTTAAAAAGTATTTAGAAAATTATCAAAGAGCACTTTCCAGCAGAGACGTAGAAAAATATGTTGATGGTGAACCAGACGTAGTTGATTATGAAAAAATAATTAATGAATTAGCACTTATGAGAAACAAATGGTTAGGCGTACTAAAAGGACTTGATCAAAAACAATGGCAACTTACTAACATTGTTAAACTTAGAGTGGCTGGTATGGAAGATGCCTCAGTATAATATCGTAACAAGTTTAAACAAAAAATATTGGGAATTAGGCTCACGAGAAAATATTCAAACGTGGGATAAACATCTCCCTGAAGGTGTCAAGTTACATATATTTTCAGAAGACTTAGAAGTAAGCACATGGTATAGAAATGCTAAACTTTCAGACAGAGTTATTTGGTATAGCATATATGAGGCTTGTCCTAAACTTAGAAAATTTTTAGAAGTTGGCGATAAAGATCCATTCTTAAATGGAGAAATTATGGCTAAAGAAAAATTTAAATTTAAATGGCAGGCTACAAAATTTGCACACAAAACATTTCCAATTTTTAGAATGGCAGAAGGAACAGGTAAATTAGTTTGGCTTGATGCAGATGCCATGATACATACACCTATGGACTTTAACTTTTTAGATAGTTTACAACCTGAAGGATATGGTATAAGTTATTTAGGTAGACCTAGTGTATATGATGAATGCGGATTTATGTTATATGATTTAGACAATCCGAGTGTAAAAAAGTTTTTAAAAGACTTTGAAGAAATGTACACTACTTTAAAATTAAAAGAATTACGCGAAACCCACGATAGTTTTATTTTTACAACTTTAAGAATTCAACATCCAAACAAAGATTTATTCTTTGATCTAAATAAAGGTGCTAAGACAAACAAACATCCTTTTAATAGTTCAATACTTAGACCTAAAATGGTACACATGAAAGGTACTAAGAAGAAAGAAAAAATGGGTAAGTTTTTAAAAAGACACAAGGTAGATATCTAATGTTAGAAGCACACCTTGGCGGACATCAGAACAAAACACACTTGGACAACGGAGCATTGGATTGGTTAATAAAAACTTTTAATGCTAAATCTTTTCTTGATATAGGTTGTGGTCCAGGCGGTATGGTTGAACTAGCCAAGTCCAAAGGCTTGTTAGTAAAAGGCATAGACGGTGACCATACTTTACAAAGACCTGACGAAACAAATTATACCCTACATGATTTTAGCAAAGGTCCACTAATACCAGATTTTGAATATGACATAGGCTGGAGTGTTGAATTTGTAGAACACGTAGATGCAAAATACATACCAAACTATATGCCTTGTTTTCAATCTTGTAATACAGTTGTTGTAACTTATGCACCACCCGGTTGGGAAGGTCATCATCATGTAAACCTTCAAGATGAAGATTACTGGATACAAACATTCGCAACAAATGGTCTAAAACATAATGCAGAACTAACACATCAACTTAGACAACATAGTACAATGAACCTAGGTAAGAAAGGCAAAAAAGCCTTTGTAAGGAATAGAGGTTTGGTGTTTACAAAATGAATGTAGTAGCAATTAAAGAACTTATGTGGACATATCATCCACTACCAGAAACATTTAAGGTTGTGCCTTTTGCAGAAATAAAAAATGCAAATGCCGATGTATATGTACAAGCAAACATAAAAGAATGTAAAAAAGAAAAGAAGATAGGACACATTTACAATTATGTTGCTGACAGTGGTAAGCCGTGGATATGTGTAGAGTCAGCAGTATTCAGACGCAATATGCCACCACCGCCTAATCCAATGGCATATCATAGATATAGTTGGTTCAGTTATTTTAGAGATGAAGGTAACTACAACAATACAAAATGCCCAGGTGATAGATATGCACAAATTCAAAAAGATCAACGTCTTGTTGTTAAGGATTGGAGAACAAAAGGCGAATACATATTAGTACTATTACAACGTCCGGGTGACAGTAGTTTAAAAAATTTAGTAAAACAACATGGTAGTTATGAAGGATTCATTAGACATACTATCAGTGAAATAAGAAAATACACTGACAGGCCTATACGTATTAGAATGCACCCTTTACGCCAAGACAGACAAATTGCAGTTTTAGACAAAATTAAAGATGATGGTATAACCATTAGCACCAATATGGGTGGCTGGGGTATATTAGAAGGTGGAGAAGGTTTATATAAAGACTTTGAAAATGCTTATGCAGTAGTAGGTTTTAACAGTAATGGATTAACCGAAAGTGCCATGGAAGGCATTCCAACTTATAGTATGTGTCCAAGTAGTATGGCTTGGGAAGTATCTAATAAAGATCTTTCTACAATAGAAAAACCTCAATATTTTGAACGTTTACAATGGTTAAATGACCTGGCATATTGCCAATGGCGTGAAGATGAATGTAAAGCAGGTTTACCTTGGGAGCATCTCAAGAAAGTCTATAACGACGTTGTAACAAAGTAAATAGTTGCATGAAGCAACAGGTATTAAATCATATATCCAAAAATTTCAAGGATACGTACACACTTCAAAAACAGTACAGAAGTCACCCTGATTACAGTCTATTAACACTAGATAATTTTTTACCTTTAGACGTTACAAAGAAACTTGCTAAAGAGTTAGACGATATTCCATTAGAAGATTGCAAACATTTTACTCGTGCAGGGTCGTGTATGTATGAGTTTAATAACTGCGATAGAACACCTTTACAAGATGAAATAGTACATACGTTACACAGTTCTACATTTATTAAATGGCTACAACAAGTTACTGACACAGTTGACTTAATACCCGATCCGCATTTAGTTGGTGCGGGATATATGAAATCATTTGCAGGTGATAGTTTAAAAATACATACTGATTTTAATTGGTGTGAAGAACTTAAACTTCACAGAATGTTAAGTGTTGTAATTTATTTAAATGACGATTGGGAAGAACAGTGGGGAGGACAGTTAAACTTTTATGATAGCAAAAGAGAAAAACTTTTAACTAAGGTTCCAGTAGGTGCAGGTAATTGTGTCATATGGAATTACAATAATTTTGCATTCCACGGATACCCTGAACCAATGGTCTGTCCAGAAGGTAAAAGTAGAAAAGGAATAAGGTTCTTTTATTATGTTAGCAATGCTAAACATGATGACAAGCATCCACCACACAGAAGTTTATACTGGTATGATGAAAAAACAGGAACCCCATACGATCAATCATGGAACAAATAAGAATTGACTTGCCATTTTTAAATTATAAAACTCTCGTCTGGTCAGAGAAAGATAATGTTACTGACGAAGGTCGAGCAACTGCATTTGAATCACAAAATAAAAAATATCATCTAGCAGGATATACTGCTAACAATACAAAATACAAACAAGCATTTCCAAACGGTAAGTTTAAGACGTTTGCTAAAAGTTTATTTGATCGTTACACAATAGCAGTAATGCATCAGATGCCTGGACAAACATTACCTAGTCATGTAGATACATTTTATATGATATCCAAAAAGTTTGATGTTGCTCCTGAAGACTGTATTCGTGTAAACATATTTTTGGAAGATTGGGAATCGGGTCATTACTTTGAAATAAACAACAATCCCATCTTGCAATGGAAACGTGGTGATGCTATAATAATAGAAAAAGATGAACCACATCTTAGTGCAAATAATGGAATGAAACCAAAGTACACAATGCAGGTAACCGGAGTTAGAGATGAATTTAAGAGGGGCTAAACCTGTTGTAGATTTCAGTATTAGACAACGTATTGAAAGTATGATTCCTGCACAGGACTTATACAACGAAAAATTACCCAACGAATTTAAGGATAATTTTTTTAAATGGATACAGTCTAGTACAAAAAACAATCTAAAGAATCTTTGGAAATATAAAAACATACAAATCGTAAATGGAACTATACAAAGTTTCGATCACTTTTATTGGAAATATAAAGAAAAACGTTTTAGATTCTTTGCTGGTGAATTTATGTATCATAAGGCTTGTTTGAAACATGGTGCACAATTTAAAGAACTTAACGCAGATCTTATGCGAGGTGATGCACTTATTTTAAGTGTGCCGTTTAGTGACCTAGGTAAGCAACACGAACTTACAGAGCAACTATTACATTTGTGTAATAACTTAGATATACCTGTACTATTAGATTTTGCTTATTTTCCTTGTACACAAAACATAAATTTAGATCTATCGTTCCGTTGTATTGATACAATTACGTTTAGTATTAGTAAAGCATTTTACGGTGCAGAGTTTTTACGTGTAGGAATAAGGTGCCAAAGAGGCAATGCAGATGACGGTATTGACGTGTTCAATTCTGTAGATATGGTTAATAGAGTATCGTTAAGTATTGCTAATACTCTTATAAAAGAATATGGTGTTGATCATAATTGGCATACATATGAAAAACAATATTATCAAGTATGCAAAGAGAAAAACTTAGAGCCTACAGACTGTATAATGTTTGGTTTAGGAGGCGAAGAGTATAAAGAATTTAACAGAGGTGGCAAAGTGAATAGGGTATGTATTAGTGAACTAATAGGAGAAAAAATAAATGACAATAGTAAGTAGTCATAATGATTGGGATCAATTAGAGGAATGTTTTGTTGGAATTGCCGATCATGCCCGTATTCCAACAGTTGATAAATCAACACACAGTTTTGGATTTGCGGATTGCGAATATGAACACATTAAAGACTTAGAAGGTCCTAGTCCTGATTGGGTAATCAATGAAGCAAATGAAGACCTTGACGGATTAGCAAAACTGCTAGGTAACCTTGGAGTCAAAGTAAGACGTCCAGAGGCTATTGATCATTCCAAAGAGTTTTCATCTCCTGATTGGAAAACAACAGGTTGGTACACTTATTGTCCAAGAGATTTACTACTGCCATTAGATAATCTTATCATTGATTGTCCAGGAGCCATGAGAGCAAGACAATATGAAACACTTGCATATAGAGAATTTTTATACGAAGCAATGGCCGGAGGATCACAATGGATAAGTGCTCCACGACCAAGACTTTTAGATGAAAGTTATCAATTAGAGGATCTAAGTATTCCTACATTGACAAATAAAGAAATTGTTTTTGATGCACCTAATGTTGTAAGACTAGGTAAAGATTTAATTTATCAAGTAAGCAACAGTGGATCATTGTTAGGGGGACAATGGTTGAAAACAATATTAGAACCAAGAGGGTACAAGATTCATCTTGCTGAAAAATTTTATAGTTACTCACATTTTGATAGTACTGTGATACCATTACGTCCAGGACTTGTTTTGTTTAACGGTGATAGAATTAATCCTGATTGGTATCCACCTATCTTTAAAGACTGGGACAAAATATTTTTCCCAGGTAATAAAGTACACGATATTGGGACTAACTTGCCGAATAACGTTTCGCCTTGCAGTAAATACATTGGTCTAAACTTTATGAGTGTAAATGAAAAACTTGTTATCTGTGATGAGAATCAAGAAGATTTACGTAAAGAATTAGACAAATGGGGCATAGAATCAATAGCACTACCCATGCGTCAAGCACGTACATTGAGTGGTGGTTTCCATTGTGTTACTTTAGATACTAAACGTAAAGGCACATTGGAAAGTTACTTTGACTAAACGCGGACTACACATCAGAAATTTAGAATACATGATCACCACAAGTTGTGATCTTGCCTGTCCGGGTTGTGATAGATTCATTGACCACGGACACGCCTTTGTTGAAAAGTTTGAGGACATTGTTTCTAATATGGAACAATGGTTTAAAAGATTAGACCCAGACCATGTAACAATTATTGGCGGCGAGCCTTTATTACATCCTCGGATATATGATATACTTACAGAAGCAAGACGCATATTCGACCATGCAGTTATAGAAGTTTACACCAATGCTTTCTTGCTACCTAAACGTCCTAAGATTTTTAACGTATTAAAAAAGATAGGAAATGCAAAAGTAAGTTGTAGTTTGCATAATAAAAATCCTAAGTATAGAGATATAGTAGAACGTAACTTACATCAAGCATTTTACAGTAAAGGCAAATGGTTTGAAACATCACCTAACACACATACCTGCGACACAGTTGTATTAGAAGTTACTGATCCAACACAAGGAGGCTGGTATGATTATCGAAAAGAAGTAGATGGTGTACTTAAACCTTGGAACGATAATGACCCAACATCAAGTTATAAAAATTGCGGGGTAAACATTTACCCAATAATATACAAGAACAAATTATACAAGTGTCCTCCAATAAGTATGGTGAGAACACACCTTACAAAAAACTTTATGTTAGAAGATAAAGACTGGCAACCTTACTTAAAATACGAAGGACTAGATCCAGACGTTGACGAAAAAGAATTAGAAAAGTTTGTAAAAAACATATATGAACCACATGGTATTTGTGCTATGTGTCCTGCTAATCCTGTGCTTAAACCACAAGAAGAAGCAGTAGTAAAGAATGTAAAAATATGATAACAGTACCTTTAGTAACCATGAATCAAAACAGTAGAAGTTTAGGAACTTTTATTGAGAACTTTAAAGATACAATTCATTTTGAAAGTTACAATAACAAAATACTTGAAGATAGTGTTGATAAAGTTGTTGTGTTTTTTGAATATTTAGGTGATAATGATTATGTGTTTAAAACATTTACTAATTACTTTAAAACATATAACAAGCCAACCTTCCTTGTAATAGATGATAGTTATGAGGGATTGACTGATATTGAGTTTCTTAAAATTTTAAAAGATGCGGTAGAGAAATACAATATTAGTGATTGGGTAATTCTAAGTAACAATAAAAGATTACCCATAATGATAAAACGTGTATTTGGAGAAAGAAAATATTATAATAACTATGTTTACTTTAATGTGCAATTAAGTTTAGATAGGTTTGATGGTATTGATCTTAAAACACAACCAGATACATGGAATGGTAATAGTAACTTACGTAAGAAAAAATATCTTTGTTTAAATAGACAAGAACGATTACATAGACTACAAACTGTTGACTATCTTGCACAATATGATTTACTTAAACATGGTTTTGTAAGTTGTCCTTTAGGACAATACAATGATGTTTTAAATGGTACATTTGAAAATGAAAGTAATAAAAAATATCGAGATCAGAACTTACAAACTGCTAACTTCTCTCTAGAACAAGTAGAGAGGCTTAACAATACACTCCCATTAGAACTTGATTTGAACGAACAAACTTACAGTAGCATGGCTAGGAACCTACCTAGTGTTGAAGATTATTTTAGCGAAAGTTATTACAGTATAATAACTGAAGGTGACTTTTATCAAAGTTCAATGCGTAAAGCAATTACAGAAAAAGTCTTTAAATGTTTTTTATATAAACATCCTTTTATCATTATAGGACTGCCGAACAGTTTGGAACTTGTACGTGAATTAGGCTTTATGACATTCAGTGAATTTGTTGATGAAAGTTATGATGAAATAGAAGATGATACACAACGTTTGGTAAGTGCGTTAGAACAAGTTAAAATATTAACAAATAAAAACATACATAAGATAGAAGAAATGTATAACGGTATTCAAGAAATACTAGAACACAATAGACAACACTACCTACAGTTGCATAAGCAAAAGCAACCTATTGTATTACTACAAAGAATTAAGCAATGGGTTTTGTATCAAGGTGAGCAAGAATAAAATCTTTATTCGGAATATCAACATACTTTAACATACTTTTTAACTTACGTTTCTTCATATAACTCAATTGATTAATAGATAAGTTAAAAGGATATGTCAAACAATTCACATACCATTTAGCATCATATCTATTACAGAAGTTATATATGTCTTCCAATCCGTGCCAGTTATTTGTATGTACAACTGTATTAAATTCTAAAGTAAATTTATTTTCTTTGACCCACTCAACAAATTCTAATACCTTAGACCATTTGGTTCCACCTCTTACTTTTTCTGCAAGGTCTTGAACTCCGTCTACACTCAATATAAATGTAACTTGTTTGTACAATTTAAATTCTGCTAATTCTTCTTTCTTAGGTATAAAGGTTCCGTTTGTATTATAAATTATTTCTATATCTTTGTTTTTAATTTGACGAAGTAACTTTAAATGCCTGTCTGTGATTAAAGGCTCACCTCCTAAAAATAAAATTTTGTTTATAGACTCTGGGACATTAGTTACTTCGTCAATCTCCATTAACTTGTTTTTAGCACTACCGTAAATTTCTTTTTCTTTAACTATCCAACTAGTGCTGAATTCTGAATTACAACCATCACAGGTTAAATTACATAGGTTGTCAAAACCTATTTCTAAAAATTTAAGTTCAACTTTATCGTAATTGTATTTTTCGTTAAATTCTTGTCTTAAACTTTTGTGTCCTATTTTTTCTTCGTACCAACACTTTTCACAACCTTTAATAAATTCGCCTTTTGCATTTGCTTCACGTATCTTTTGATATTCAGGAATGTTTAGAACATTGCCTATGTCGCCATCAAATTGACCAATAGAAGTTTTAAATCTACAACAAGGATAGATTCTATTTCCGCTTCTAATGTTGGTATGGTTCCAAAAAGCACTACACTTCATAATATGGTATCCAGTGTTTATCTAAGTCTTTCTTTAAACAGTCTATTGCGATCTGAATTACTTTTTGGTAATCCATTTCCTTCTTTTGCTCATTCCTAAAAGGATCAAATACAAATATATTGTTTTTGTTCTTTATACTGTAATTATCCTTATGTAGGTTTAAAAACACCGGTTTAGTGGTGTCTGCGACGCATTTTAAGGGCCCTACACTGCACAGAACATAGTCTGAGCACTCAAACATATACTCTAGTTCTTCCTGCTTATATACAGGCGTTTTAACCAGGTTTACACGATCCTTTAACCAATTTGCAAGTTCGGTTTCTAACACCTTATCTTGCATTGGTAACATCAATACATAACTAAATTTATTTTGATTACTGCTTTTAAACAGTTCGTCTATGTGCTTCATTTTTGGATTATTTCTAAATCAAAACAAATGACATTTAAAGGATCTTTTTCTTCATTGTTAATTGTTGTTCTGTGATTAAGGTAACCTGGAACAAAGAATATTTGTCCTTCTGGCATAGGACAAAATTGTTCCCAACTATTATATTGATTCTTGTTTTCAACGTGTATCTTACTAAAATAAAATTCAGAAGCAGGATTTTCAATTACTAAACTACCTGCTTTACTAGGTGCATTTAAAAAATACATTCCTGTATAGAAACTATTTGTATTACGTTTCTTTGTTATACAGCCACCAGGGTACACACTATAAAACCAACTTCTTGTGATTCCAACAGTTTGTCCTTGTTTTATATCATGACTCTTTACTGTTTCTTTAACAAAATTAGAAACTTCTTCGCTCTTAAGAACATGGTTTAAGGCGTTGTTTGTGTGTATGTTGTTTATGCTTTCCCAAGTATTAACGTGTTGAATATTATTGTTTGCAGATATCTTTTGATAGTCTGTAACTACCCTGCCCAATAGTTCTTTAACTTCGTTGTGCTTTGAAAATTCCACAACATACAAGTCATGGCTGAATAAATTCACTTGTTTCATATTAATAATTATCAAATTTTCAGTTGTGTAAATACTGTTATGAAAGTCGTTTTAGTGACAGGAGGCTTTGATCCTCTACATAGTGGGCATATTGCATACTTCAAATCCGCAAAAAAATTGGGAGATAAATTGGTTGTTGGTCTAAATTCAGACGAATGGCTTACACGTAAAAAAGGTCAACCATTTATGCCAATAAAAGAACGTGTGGAAATAATCAGTAATTTATCTATGGTAGATGACGTGCTAGTATGGGACGATAGTGATAATACTGCCTGTGGAGCAATCTATAAATTAATGGCAACTTCAGGCTTTGGTAAAGATATAATTTTTGCCAATGGTGGAGACAGAACAAAAGACAACATTCCTGAGATGGCAACCTATGGCGATAAAATTGAATTTGCATTTGGTGTAGGTGGTGAAGATAAAATTAATTCAAGTAGTTGGATACTAGAAGAATATAAATTTCCTAAGACTAAACGTCCTTGGGGTTGGTATCGAGTATTAGATGACAAGCCTGGATACAAAGTTAAGGAACTTGTTATAGAACCTGATAAATTTTTATCTATGCAAAGACATGAGTATAGAGCAGAACATTGGTACGTGCTTAAAGGCGAAGTTACAATAGGGACTCTAGACGTTAGTAGTGATTTGGATACTACACAAAAATTAATCCAAAACCAAAGCACCACTATTGAAGTAAATGAATGGCATCAAGGCATAAATCATACAAAAGAACCGTGTCATATTTTAGAAGTACAATATGGTCCTAAATGTATAGAAAGTGATATAATTAGAAAATGAACAAAGTGTTTGTAGGTTACGATCCTAGAGAAGACATTGCCTATCAAGTTTGCAAACATAGTATTGCAAGAAGAAACCAAGAGGTATTGGTGCGACCTTTGATACAAAAAGAATTAAGAGATTCAGGTTGGTACACTAGACCTATTGATCCTTTGTCATCAACTGAATTTACATTTACTAGATTTCTAATACCAGAACTTTGTGACTATAAAGGTTGGGCATTGTTTATGGATTGTGATATGATACTATTAACAGACATACAAGAATTATTTGACCAAGCCGATGACAAGTATGCTGTAATGTGTGTGCATCATGATTATACTCCTAGAGAAGGAATGAAGATGGACGGACAGAAGCAAGTATTATATCCTAGAAAAAATTGGTCTAGTGTAATGCTTTTCAACTGCGGACATCCTAGTAATAAAAAGATTAGTAGCAGTGTTGTAAATGATACAAATATTACAGGAAAATATTTACATAGGTTCAGTTGGTTACAAGACAGTGAGGTAGGACAACTATCACATGAATGGAACTGGTTAACCGATTGGTACAAAGAACCTCAAGATGGCAAGCCTAAACTACTACACTATACAGAAGGCGGTCCATGGTTTGAAAATTATCGAGATTGTGATTATCACAAAGAATGGAAATTAGAACTAGCGGATATGATGAATGTTAGCGATTGATGAATTTGATCAGATAGTAAAATTACTAGTTGAATCTACAGAAGCAGATGTAGTTCCAGCAAAGTCCATACGTATCGAAAGATACCCTGCACACGTTCCTGTTATACTACGTTCAATGACACGTAGAAAAGAGATACATCGTTTTTGGAATGAAGGCAGACCTTTCTTTTATATTGACACAGGATATCTAGGAAACTTAAACAAAAAGAAATGGTGGCATAGAGTTGTCCCTAATAATGTACAACACACAAAGCCAAGATTAGATTTACCAAGTGATAGATTTGACTTGCTTACTGGTGCTTCGCAAATAAGATTTAACCAATGGCGAAGACCTGGTAAAAACATTTTGCTTGTTACTCCAAGTGAAAAGCCTTGTAAGTTTTATGGTATTACTAGAGACGACTGGGTAAAAGAAACAATCGCAGAATTAAAAAAACATACTGATAGAGAAATTATTATAAGAGACAAAGGTCTAAGACGTGAAAGAATTAGAGACGGAAGTTTACTTACACAATTAAATGAAGATGACATATACGCAGTCGTAACATATAATTCAATAGCGGCAACCGAAGCAGTTGGGTGGGGAGTACCTGCCTTTGCAACAGCACCAGGAGCCTGTGCCGCGGGTACTCTAGTGTTAAATGATTTATCTAGAATAGAACGTCCCCTTTACACAGATCCACAAGAAGTAGTAGCATGGCAAAATTGGTTAGCATATTGCCAGTACACACCTTTAGAATTGCAGTCAGGGAAGGCTATGAAGATTATAAGGGACTATGGATTATGCTAACAGTATCAAGTTATTTGAAATGTATTCCTCCGGGAAACAGTAAGCCAGAGAAGCCAGCAATAATTAAAAACTTTATTGAAGGTGTTAATCGATCAGGAGATAAAGGTTTACTTGTAGATACATATATGCCTTTGGACACAGACGTTGCATTAATACAAGGCTTTGTTCATGCAAACAGTAAACCCACACCACATATTAAATTAAGACGCAACGTATATGAAAATCAAATTAAAAGAGGTAAACGTTGTATCATAGTAGACAGTAATTTATTTTTAGCATATGATAATAATAACAGCAAAGGATATCTGCGTTATGGTTACGATGGTATATTTGCTAACACAGGTGAATATTGTACAAGTATTGTAGACCCCACACGTTGGGAAAAAATAAAAGAAATGTTAAGCATAGAAGTAAAACCTTGGAAGACAAAACACGATGGGCATATTTTAATCTGTTGTCAACGTCATGGTGGTTGGAGTATGCAAGGACAAGATGTATTTGTTTGGTTAGAAAAAACAATAAAGGAAATACGTTTGATAAGTGCAAATCCTATTGTTGTTAGGTTTCATCCTGGAGACAAACTAGCACCAACTTATCCACAACGCATTAGACATATGACTTCACAAAAAGTTTATGCAAGTACAAACAGGACAATTTTCCAAGATTTACAAAATGCCTGTGCAATGGTTGGACACAATAGTAGTCCTGGAATAATTGCGGCAATAGAAGGTGTACCTGTGTTTCTTACAGACGCAGGAAGAAGTCAAGCATTAGATGTTTCGCATCATAATTTTAATCAATTATTAGAACCAAAAGAGTTTGATAGGGAACCGTGGTTACAAAAACTTGCAATGTGTCACTGGACTTTAGAGGAATCTAAACAAGGTGAGATATGGAACCATATGCGTAAATGGGCAGACAAAAATAATATTCCTGCTCCTATTTAATATCTTTCCAATACTCTTCGTCGCGTAATTTAAATAGATCTTTTCGTTTACTGATACCTAGATCTTTTCTATCACCTTTAAGATGATCAAAGTATGCACCTAGTTCTGTATTGATTAAAGGATGTCCTTCACCTTTTACTAGATGTCCGCTTAGGTCGTTAATGTCTGGATATTGACCACGCATACCTTTAAGCACTTCGTTGAAAACAAAACTGTCATGCCATTCTTCCATCTTGAATATTCCGTTTTCAGCATCGTCATACACACGTTGAAACTCTTGAATAAATTCTTTACCACCACTTACGCTTTTTCTAATTCCATAGAATCCGCACTCGGGCCATTTATGTGCTCTTCCAAGATATGATAACCAAGTACGTTCTTTAAAGAAAGACTCGAACTTTTCATACGTGATTGGTGCATGACAAACTGTGTCAGCATCCATCCATACAACTAAATCTTTTTCGCTATTATGAAATGCATCAAACACTGCATAAACTTTATTTGCAAATCTTACTGCGTCCCATTTAAATTCTTTATGCCAATCTCTTGGACGTCTTTCAGGCCAAGGACATTTGCCATTTGCTTTGGGTTCGTCTTTCCATGTTTCTTTAAAGGCTAAAAGTTTAGTTAGGTGTGTTTGGTTGACTATTTTGATTTGTTCAGGATCAGGATTTACTGGATCACAATCTTCTGCATAGCATACTAGTTTAATTCTTTTATCAACATTTGTTGCAAAAGTATCTAACATACGTTGACCGTAACTATCCAAACCCGGTTTATGGAATGTAGTTACCACTAGTATATTATCCATTACATCATCCTTATAAATATTTACACAGGTATTTAACTATGAAATTTGGACTATGGACACAATATGGCGCTTTGAACAGTAAGCCTATCTTTACTGCTCTTGAAAAAGGTATTACAGCCTTAGGACATCAAGTTGCATTCAACACAGACGATTGCGATATTCCTGTCATATGGAGTGTGTTATGGAATGGTCGCATGGCACCTAATGAACAGATTTTTAAAACTGCAAGAAGCCAAGGTAAAGATGTTTTAGTATTAGAAGTTGGTGGACTTATTAGAGGTACAACATGGAAGGTGGGGCTAAATGGTATTAATGGAGAAGCAAACTTTGGTCCAAAAGGAAACAACTTTCATAGATGTGCTAAACTAGGTATATCATTAGACCCTTGGAATATATTTGGTGAAGATATTATTATTTGTGGCCAACATGATAAAAGTCATCAGTGGAGAGATATGCCTCCTATGGCTAAATGGCTAGACGATATTATAAGCCAAATACGTAGAATTAGTAGCAGAAGAATAATTTGGAGACCGCACCCAAGATGCCCTGTGGGAGGAATCGAACACGAGTTTGAGAACGTAGTACGTGAACAACCTATAAAAATAAAAGGTTCTTATGATGATTTTGATTTCAAAACAGATAACGCATTTGCAGTTATAAATTGGTCTAGCAATCCTGCAACGCAGGCAATGATTGAAGGTGTACCAGTTTTTACAGGACCACACAGCCTTGCTTGGCCTGTTGCTAATCAAAACTTAGATACAATTACGTTACCAATCCGTCCTGATAGAACACAATGGTTTAACGATTTGGCTCACACCGAATGGACTATTGATGAGATATCTGAAGGTTTGCCTTTAAAACACTTGACTTTCTAGCAAGTTCGTAGTATAATACTTAAATCATGAAGAGAATGCCTGTTAATACAATCGAAGATTGCCTTGAACACCTAGTCGGGTATCATGCTCGTATGGATGATCTTCCTTATGATTTACATGAAGATAATGTAAAAGTAATTAGAAGTGTTGCCAAACAAGTGTACAAGGGAAAAGCACTTACCGAAAAACAATTCTATATGTGCAATAAAATTTTACAAGATTATTATGTAACTGAATTTCATAAGAATGGTATTGATATTACAGAAGCAGTACATGAACATAGAGAACCGTTTAGGCAAGTTGATAAAAGTTTTTGGATTAAGATTGTTAGGCAAAAAGATTATGTGCAAAATAGTACAGATGAAAAAAGACTTGCAATAAGATTTCCTTTCAATAGAAAGATGATAGATGCAATAGATAGACTTAAACGACTTGCACCTGATTCTTATTCATATCACGAGCATACACACTTCTTCGAACCTACCGAACGTAATATTACTAGAGTAGTTGAAGTAGCAAATACAATCACTGCCAATTGGGAAATAAGTGATGAGATACAACAAGTGTATAAAGAATGTTTAGAGTATGAAAAGACAAGACATAATTATATCCCAGGTGTGTATAATACTGAAGTAAGAAACTTACCAGATCGTACTATGAAATTTTTACAGGAAGAGTTTGGAGATGTAACACAGGAGAATGTACATATATTATTTGATAGACGTTTTCGTTATGGCTTACATCATTTTGATAATAAAGAAAGTTTAACTAAACATTTGTCGCCACTTGCGTCAGCACTTGCAAATAGAAAAGGGAAGTTTGTTGAAGTAGATAGTAATAAGTGGTCAAGTAATAATGTAGTTGATGCATTAGTACAGTTGGATAGATTTCCGCTTATGGTTGTAATTACTAAAGTTTTGGATGCAATAGATCAAATAAAATTATGGAATGACTTATTTAAAAACGTAATAGACACAAACAAAACTAGTTGTGTGTTTAGATTAGATAACCAATCCAATGGCGAATTTAACCAATATGTGAAGGACCAGGGGTTAAATAATAATGTAACGCCAGAAACACAAATAGTTTATGTTCTTGAAACCAAATATCCAAATACTTTACAAAAAGCAGGATGGTCACCTATTGCAAGTTTAGGTATTGCAAATAGTCAAAGATACAATAGTACAAAAGTAAGCCTAGCAGTAGAAGACATGGATCTAAGTATTTTCTATAATAGTCAACCAAGCATTATTGCAAAGTATGGTAAGTCAGCAACAGGGATTGAATCAATATGAGATGTAAAATTATAATCAAAGACGAAGTTAATTTTAAAGTCGAAGGATTGCCTGTTGACATGAGAAGGAAACTTGCTAACAAACTAAAGTGGCAAGTACCATATGCAAGATATATGCCTCAATATAAACTAGGACGTTGGGACGGCACAGTTGGATTCTTTGGACTGGGTGGTAATGGATATGTTAATCATTTAGATGTTGTATTAAAAACTTTAATGGATAACGGATATGAAGTAGAAGACATAGAAGATAATAGACAGAAACACGATTTATCTTTTACAAAAATAACAAAAGATTATTGGCAAGGTAAGACTTGGCCAAAAGGACATCCTGCAGAAGGTGAACCAATTGTACTTAGAGATTATCAAGTAGAAACAATTAATAAATTTATAGAGTCGCCACAGTGCTTACAAGAAGTTGCCACTGGTGCAGGTAAAACAATTATTACTGCAACACTATCTCACTTATGTGAAAAGATTGGTCGTACGTTAGTTATTGTTCCTAACAAAAGCCTGGTAACACAAACAGAAGAAGACTACGTTAACTGCGGATTAGATGTCGGAGTTTACTTTGGTGATAGAAAAGATATAGGTAAAACGCATACTATTTGTACTTGGCAAAGTTTAAACATACTAGACAAAAAAAGTAAGAATGGTAACTATGAAGAAGCAATGACTCTTGCAGAATTTTTAGATGGCGTTGAAACTATTATCATTGATGAGGTACACCAAGCAAAAGCAGAAGTACTTAAAAAGTTATTAACACAGAATTTAAAAAATGCTCCAATACGTTGGGGACTAACAGGAACTATACCAAAGGAACAATTTGAATTCCAAAGTATTCTAGCAAGTATAGGTCCTGTAATTAATCAAATTAGTGCAAAAGAATTACAAGACAAAGGTGTATTATCTAGTTGTCATGTTAATGTTGTACAACTGGTAGACTTGAAAGAATATAAAGGCTATCAGGAAGAACTAAAATATCTTGTTACAAACAAAGAACGAATTGAATATTTGGCTAAACTTTGTATTAAGATTAAACAGGCAGGTAACACTCTAATTCTAGTAGATAGAATTAGTGCAGGCAATTTATTACAAGAACTTATCCCAGACTCAGTTTTTATTAAGGGTGACGTAAAGGTAAAAGATAGAAAAGAACAATATGACGAAGTTAAAGAAGCAAAGGATAAAGTTATTATTGCAACATACGGAGTAGCGGCTGTTGGTATTAACATTCCACGTATCTTTAATTTAGTTTTAATTGAACCAGGCAAATCATTTGTAAGAGTGATACAATCAATTGGTAGAGGCATTAGAAAGGCAGAAGATAAAGACTTTGTACAAATATGGGATATTACAAGTACTTGCAAGTATGCAAAACGACATTTAACACAACGTAAAAAGTTTTATAAAGAAGCACAATATCCGTTTACAATAGAAAAGGTAGACTGGGAATGAAAAAACTAACTGTTGAAATAAATGTAGGTGATGAGATACAAGTAGGACGTTTTCGTAATGTATCAACAAAAATAAAAAGCATCGAGTTTGATGAGCATGGACAACCTGTGCTTGTAACGTCAAAAGGCAAGAAGAAATTATTCACTTGTCGTTTACAAAAACTTGACCCGGGTAGTTTAACCCCTAAACAAATTATGGAAAGAAAAAAGAAGAAATGAAAATATTAACATTAGATAATACTTGCTTTAGTCTTAATAATTTGCCTGAAGAACTAGAAGAAGATGTCCGCTTTAGTGTTTTGGATAATAGTGATCCGAACGAACCAGACTTCTTTTTTATGCCTCTAATATTCTTAGAAAGTTTTAGTTCACCAGCAATAGTATTAGACATAGGCGGCCAAGAAGTACAGATGCCATTGGATTGGAATCTAGCAGTAGGAGACAGCGAAACAGGAATGGACGTAGAAATACTTCCATTAACAAGTATTGCTGACAGAGGATTTGAAGCATTTGTATTCAATCCTTTGACAAGTGGAAAGCCAGACTTTATGCCTTGTAAGGTAATAAATTATTACAATGATGTAAAATGGTACTTCCCTAAAATGAAGAACGGACAGTTGTTAGCAGTGCCGGTACAAGATAAACATAACCCCAAGTGTGCATTTTTTATTAAAGATGTAAGTAGACAAATAGAATGTATTGACTACGGAAAGTTATTTTAATGGACCTAATCTCTCCTTACTATAAACATTTACTTAATAGACTGCATCATCAAAGACCTAGAGGCTTTGGTAACACTGCTTGGCTTAAAGGCTTAGAACAGTTTACAGATGGACATAAAAGTTTCATAGACTATGGGTGTGGTAAAGGTAATGTAGTAAATGGATTGAAAGAAAGATATCCAGACGCAGAGGTTAGAGGATATGATCCGGGAATGCCAGATTTTGAAACTGTTCCTGATTCAGAAAAGACATACGAATTTTTATTATGTACAGATGTACTAGAACACATCGAACCAGATAAGATCGATGATGTAATGAAACATATTAGTTTGCTTTTTACAAAGAAAGCATATTTAATGATAGACACTATTCCAGCACGTAAGTTTTTACCAGATGGAAGAAACGCACATCTTATACTAGAACAACCTGAGTGGTGGGATATCAAAATTAAGGAAAACATCAAAGCAAAACCAATATATACTTTATTCCGTAAAAAGAAAAAATATATTGTTGTTTTAGAAAAGGAAGCATGACAGTAGGCGCAGGAATTGGATTATTAGTATGTGGTATCATAACAAGTGTGGTAGTACTATTTTTAATAATCAAAGCAATAGAGGTAACAGACAATGACAGACTTGGAACGAATAAGTCTAAGTCCAAATCTTATTTGGAAGACTAATTACGATAAAGATGTAAGCAAGTTACAAGAACGTGCTTCAAAATTTTTAAGTAATATCACAGACCACGGCGAAGTAGAACGTGAGGGTGGTATAACAAGTACAGGACACACCGACGCACCTCATCTGTGGCCTGAGATGATTACATTTTGTAATGACATAGAACCTTATGTCAAACAAGTACTTGATGCTTGGGAATTACATTACAACTGGTTTGGTATAACAAAGAGTTGGGTAAACAAGCATACTGCTAATCAATGGACTGACACACACGACCACGGTGACGCACATATGGTTATGTCATTTTATTTACAGCAACCTGAAAAGGGTGGCAATCTAGAATTTACAAACATACACAAACACCTATGGGGAAGTTATCCAAGACATCCGCATGGTGCTACAACACTACATGAATACTATACAGAAGTAGAAGCAAAGCAAGGGGACATTATATTTTTCCCTGGTTGGTTAAGTCACAGAAGTCAACCTAATCAATCTAACCAAGAAAGAATAGTAATGGGTTTAAATATTCATGCAGAACTACAACGCCCAGAACAATTAAGTAATGAACACATTGAAAAAAATATTTGATATATTTGTGCCTACACCTACTATTGAAGTAGAGTGCTTTACTGATCAAAGAGTAATCTATGAAGCATATGGTCCTGAACTTGCTAGAGACTCTATGCCTGACTGGTGGAAGTCTATGCCGTCGACTCGTAAGATGGATACTCCTACATACAGAGGATTAGATAATGCAACACTAAAACGTTGCCCACACGTTAACCAAATGCTTACAACAGGAATAATATTTCCTGCTTGGTTACAACTTAACTTAAAAACATTTGATCAAGTAGATGTTTGCGAAGTGCAGACATATCCAGAAAACGTACCATTGATACCACATGATCCACAAGACTATGCACACCATAAGCCTAATATGTTTCATGGTAAGGTAATGAGTCCTTGGCAGATTAGAGAAAAGAGTGGAGTAGAGTTTATATGGACAAGTCCTGCATGGCATCAAACAGATCCATTAAAATATTGGACCTGTCCTGCAATAACAGAATTCAAATACCAACACGCAACTATTGTAAACTTAATGGTTCCGTTTAATAGTGAAATAAAAGTCGAAGTTGGAGATCCGTGGTTACAATTGATTCCATTATCAGATAAAAAAATTAAATTAAAAACTGAACTTGTTACGACACAAGAACTTGCAAAGTTGAATAGTTTAATGATTGGTTTAGGATCATATCAAAAGTTTGTTAACAGAATGAAAAGGAGAAATAAATGAAGGCTGGAAAAATATGGGGTCAAACAGAACTGATCCATGCTAACGGTGTATTAGAGTTTCATCGTATAGAATTTAAAAAAGGATATAAATGTTCAGAACACGAACATAAATTTAAATGGAATGGTTTCTTTGTTGAGTCTGGCAAGATGATTGTTAGGGTCTGGCAAGATGATCAAGAAGGTTTGGTCGATGAAACGATTTTAAATGCAGGTGACTTTACACAGGTCAAACCTGGTAAGGTACATCAGTTTGAAGGCTTAGAAGATGGCGTGGCATTCGAACTATACTGGGCAGAATTTAATCATAACGATATAGTAAGACGCACAGTAGGAAAGCAAGTTGACTGATAAAATTTACGAATCACCAGATGGAGGACTTACAGTCTATGAACGTGATACCGAAACTGGTACAAGGATTTGTATAGAACGTGAACAAAAACCAGAATGGCATTTAGAAGATCATGAATTCCATGATTGTATGGTAGAAGCAAATGAAGGAAATAAAACAATTCAAAAATTATTCAGTAAATTAAAAATGACTTACAATTTATTGAAAGATGATTGACAAGTGAGTAAAGGTGTAGTATAATAATAAAATGCTTAGAGATCCAAATAAAATATTCGAAATCGAAAACCCGTTTCCAGACTGGTTAGTAACATATATTGAAAACCAAACTAAAGATGTAGATTGGAAATTTGTAAATGTACCAGAAGAAGATGAACAAGACGGCAACTATAAGACACCTGCCTTGTTTACAAACGTTATGTATTGTACATCAAGTAATATATTAGATGACCATAAAGAATTAAGCAATATGCTACACACAGGATTGACTATGGATATTATACCAAAGTATATTCCTGATGCACACGTAAATCAAGTTACAAGAACAAGACTTAATGGTACAGTGCAAGGAGTATATTATGGACCGCACAATGATGTACGCAATGGACAGCCGGGACTTTGGACATTTGTATATTATGTAAATGATGCAGACGGAGATACAGTATTCTTTTCAGATGAAGGCAAGACAGAATTAAAAAGAACAAAATATAAAAAAGGTAATGGAGTTTTATTTCCAGCACATTATTGGCATACTATGGACGTGACTTCTGTGCCATTACGTGTTAGTATAGGAATGACATACAGTATAGAGACAAAATTAAATGCAGAAGAAACTACCGCTTAAAGACGTACTAGCCGCTATCGACCTAAACGCAAAGAACGTTTGGGACGAACTGTCTGATGAAGAAAGAAAACAAGTAAGTTTTTATTTGTTAAACAGATATGTGTCTAGTGTAAAAAGCACAAGAGAAAAAGCCGAACTTGCAGTATTCAAAACAAATGAATATTACAACAAAGGATTCTTTGTATTACAAAAACATAAAAAACTTTTATGGCAACTATTGTGCATGAGTGGAAACACAGGCAAAATACAATATCATGAATGGATAGGATACAAACACAAAAAGACAAGTAACAAAGATCAAAAAGAACTTGAAAAAATTTATCCTAATATGAAACAAGACGAATTAGAATTAATGTTAAGTCTAATGACAAAGAAAGAGTTTAAGGAGTTGTTAGAACAATATGCCTAATATAAAACAACAACAAGGAACATTATATACATTTGGTTGTTCGCTTACAAGATATCACTGGCCTACATGGGCAGACATACTAGGACAGTCATTTGAAAACGGATTTAGAAACTGGGCAAACAGAGGCGCAGGTAACAGACAAATACTAGAAAGACTTACTGAGTGTTTTACTAAAACACATTTCCAAGCCAATGATGTAATCATTGTGCAATGGACTGATCATCATAGATTTGATTTTCATAAATGGGATCAAGATATGATTGAGAGTTGGTATCCAGGAGGAAATGTATTTACAAACACACATTCGGATCAACTAAAGTTTCATGTAATAGATAAAGTATGGAACGAATATAGTTTTATGATGCATACATTTAATTACATTACTCTTGCAAGAGCACTTGTAAAAGGTTGTCCTGCTAAAGTATTGTTTATACTAGGACAAGATATGCGTGAGCAAGTCCAAACGTTGCGTGGAGATAAAAATTTATTAGACATTTATGAAAATTTATTTAGAGATAATATTTTTATAGAAGGTGATCTATTTAATTATGTTGTAGAAAAATATGATACAAGATTAAAGTTCAAGCATACAATACCAGGACAATTAGATGATGAGAAAGTTTTAGATCAACATCCTACTCCGGTAATGCATTATCAATTCTTACGTGATAAAGTTCAACCTAAGTTAGGTGGCATACAAATTGATCATGACTTTGCAGTTAAAATGGAAGAGGCTGTAAGGGGTTGTGATGATTACAATAACATCGGCCAGGCTATACAAGATGCCGGCTATGGTCCTAATACATATTACGTAAGAGGACTATAATGGAAAAATTTACGTGCCCATACTGTGGGACATCATTTACAAGAGAAAAAACTCTTGCAGTTCATATGTGTGAAAAGAAACGCAGAGCATTACAAGAAAATGAAAAACACGTTAAACTAGGACACTATGCTTTTATAAGATTCTATCAATTATGCCAAAAGTTTGAAGGACAAAAAACTTATCAGCAGTTTTGTGATAGTCCATATTATAATGCATTTGTAAAGTTTGGATCTTTTGTAAACAACGTCCGACCACTATATCCAGAAAAGTATATTGACTATGTAGTTACAAGTGGAGTTAAACTTGATCATTGGGCAAGAGAAGAATTATATGAAAAGTATGCACTAGAACTTATACTTAAAGAAAGTGTAGAAACAGCAGTAGAACGTTCAATCAAAACTATGATGGAATGGGGTGATGACAAAGAAGCACGTTGGGAAGACTATTTCAATTACGTAAGTTTGAATAGAGCAACACAAGATATCAAAGATGGAAAGGTAAGTCCGTGGTTGATTTTGAATAGTAAAACAGGAAAAGAAATGCTATCAAAATTTAATGATGAGCAGTTGCAAATTATATTCCATGTAATGAATCCACAACATTGGGCATTACGTTTTAAAAGAAGTGTAGCCGACGTAGAACTAGTAAAAGAGATTAGCCAAAAGGCAGGCATCTGATTGACTTTACAGTTGAATTATTGTATAATAATATATGGAACTTTATAATTGGTTTTGTTTTAGATGCAAATGGAAAGGCGTTGCACAAGAGTTGATTATGAATATAGAGGATGAAGGTGGAGACTGGCTTTGTCCAAATTGTAAAACAGATGATATACAAGATGTAGGTTGGCGAGAAAATAATGATGACTGAGAAAGAAGTGAGAGCAGAATATAACGAACATAGAAAAGATCCTACATTTGCAGAATGTTGGCCTGATACTGATCGTGCATTTTATGAATGGTGTGAAGGCTACATAGATTACAAACACATAAAGGCCAAAGACGATGCCTGATATAGATATAGACTTTGCAGACAGAGAAGTAATACTAGATAAACTTAATCATAGAGTTGCAAAACTTGAGAATGGTAAGAAGCATAATACTGGAGTTTACTTCACAGAGATTCCACACAATCCAATAGACAATCTTTCTACATTGGATTATGAGACAGCAGAAGATAGAAAATATTTTAAAATAGATTTACTTAATGTATTCATTTACAAGCAAGTAAAAGATGAAGAGCATCTAATCAAACTTATGACAAAGGAGCCATTATGGGATCTACTTGGAGAAGCAGAGTTCAGCAACAACTTGTTTCACGTAGGAGAACACAGTTCTCTACTAAAGAAACTGAAGCCAACATCAATAAGCCAACTAGCGGCAGTACTAGCAATGATAAGACCAGCGAAGAGGCATCTTACGACGAAGACATGGCCAGACATAATGAAAGACGTGTGGATAAAACCAAGTGATGGATCATATTACTTTAAGAAGGCACACGCAGTTGCTTATGCTCATGCAATAGTTGTGCATATGAATTTAATTTGTGAACAGTTGGAAAGTTTAAAAACTAAGACTTAGGCTTACGTATAAGTTGAACTGATTTTCTTTTTACCCTTTTTACACTAAGATTGTTAAGATTAACAGTTGGGCCTAATGTAACTTTTACATCTTTACTATTCATAGTTGTAAGTATATGCCTAAAACGTTCCATATCCTTACGCATAAAAATACTAATAGGAATCATTCTATTTGACTCCCACCACCATGCTTCTCCTAGTTCCATAAAGGCTGTTTTATCAGCATCATCCATTAAATCCGTGTACACATACATACTTGTAACAAAGTTATCCTGGTTGTTTATGATGCCTACGAACTCTTTTTGCCCGTAAGTTACCACACTAATAAACGGAAATTTTTCTTCGATATCTTTTCTTAACATAATTCTCGATAAATATAATTGTTATGCAACTTATACCTAGGTATTTATACAACA